TCCTGGGAGAACCTACCGCCCTAAAATGGACAGACGCCGAAATCAAACGGTTTCTCAACGATGGGCAACGACATGCCGCGATTCTGACGGGATGTTACGAAACCGAAGTCCTGATTACGACAACGGCAAGTTCCCGCGTAGTGCCCTTTGTGGGCTACAAGGTCAATGCCGTGGAATATCAACCGGGTTCAGGCAACCGCGTCGGATTACAAGGAATCACCCCGAAGATGTTGGGGCATATCCCGTTAAACGGTGCCGCGCCTCAGTATTATTTCCAGTGGGGGACTGATATTATCCTGGAACCCAAGCCGGGGGCGACTACCTACATCCTGAACGTCCATATCTCGCAATGGCCGGATTACCTCATGTCGGACACCACAGACGAGCCGCTTATTCCCGCTGAATTCCATCCACTTATTCTCCCCAAGGCATTGTCTCAAGCCTTTTTGAAAGTCCGGCGATACCGGACGGCGGGGAACCATTATCAGGAATACATTGCCGAGGCGCAGAACCTTATCGACATTCACCGGATGAGGCGCAAGGATTACGAGCAGGAAATCAGAGTCCCGGACACCGTAGCAGTTCAGCAACCTAACCAGCAGGCAGGGGGATAAAAATGTCAACCCGTCAGGACTATACCGGATATACAGCCACTTGCGGAACGGGAGCGACCAATGCCGTTGCCGGGTCAATCGTAGCCACCAACCTTGTGACGAAGGGGACGAATTTCATCTACAAGGACATGACGGCGGATTTCTTCTCCGGCGACTTCGAGCATACTTTCCAGTTCACCGTGTCGCTTAACAACACCGTCCCGCAAACCTTCCTGTGGGCACTGGCTAACGACATTACGAAGGCCATAGGCGCTCATGTCCAAGCAGGCACATCGTTGATTCTGGGAGCCATGTGGCACGGTACGGCGGCAACTCAGGGCGGCAGCGGCAAGCTTCAGATATTGGAAGGCGACGGAACCGATATAGTGGCGGCAGCGGGCACGGCGGCCCTGGCCTTGAGTACAAAGTATTGGGTGCGGATTTGCCGGGATGAATCGGTAGGAACCTACGGAACGCTTTACTGCTATATTTACTCCAATGCCGCTATGACGGAACTGGTAGAGGTCATCACCAACACCCTTGATGCCAAGACCGATTTCCGCTATCTCTACGGCATTTCAAGCTGGGGGCACTCTACGGCAGGCACCGATCAGCTTTCCGGCACGATAGAGCTGCTTACGCTCGACCAGCACCCCTACACCCTCGAAGCCATGGTAAGCTACGTCAGGACGCTCCTGGATGAAGTCACAACCTCTTTCTTCACCGACGCCCAACTGAAGCTGTATATCAATCATGCTCAGCGCGACATAGCGGCTCTTTCGGGTTGTATCCGGCATATCGACACCGCAACGGTTACGAATGCCACCAGGACAGTTGCCTTTAGCGGCTATAAGTGCGCGGCAGTTGAATACACCCCGGTTTCCGGAAATGCCTACTATCTGAGGAAAATTCTTCCGGTTCAGGTCAACCATGTAAAGTTTGACGGAGCTGAACCGCAATACTGGTATGAATTTGGATCAAATATCGGCATAGAGCCCTTGCCGGCTGCGACCTACGCAAACGCCCTCAAGCTGTACATCGAGGATTTTCCGACAGCCGAGATGAGCGTCGATACCGAGATCCCGCAGATACCGCCTGCCTTCCAGCCGTTGATTATCTATAAGGCTTTACAGCAGGCTTTTATTCAGGACAACAAGATGGACGTGGCGAAGATGCTGTACACCATTTACCGGAACGAACTTGCCTATCTGATGCAAGACCAGCTTCAGAATGTGCCCGACGGAACGAACGATTTGCGATACGAATGAGGTCTAAGGCATGGCGAATAAAACAATCGGGAAGGATGTTGCACAGCCAGCAAAGTTTGCAGCGATAAGGGCTGAGTTGACTGAAGCCATCCCGCTCGCGCAAGACGAACCTCCCAAACTGCTCAACGTCCCCGACGATGTGCTGTCAGACGACATTGCGGTTGCCGACAACCAGGAGGATAACAAGTACGTAATCCCTCTCGACGGCAGGTGGAAGCTGTCTTCCGATCCTACGCGCATCGGAAAGAACTTTTCTACTCTGTTGAATATGCGTCCCATTGAGGACGGGATTGAAAGCGTAAGGGGGATGACGCGGATTAACACGACCGCCCTTAACGGCACCTCGTTCCCCCGTTCTGCCTATCACTTCCGCAAATCGCAACCTTCCGAAACCCATATCCTTGTTCAGGCATACGGAACAACCGGAACTTGTTCGACGGTGTTTTTCTCTGACTTTGCCATACCATTTACCGGAACGAACGCCACGGCGGGGACATCGGGCGTGTTTTCTTCCGCGCTGTGGACGGACTCGACCGCAGGCACGGGAGGCACACAGAGACGGGCGCAATGGTCAGATGCCCCCAATGGGCAGGTCTCGTATTGCAACGGCATAGACACCTGTCTCTGGGGCGGCAACGAAATGCCGGTAGGGGCCTTCATCCAGAACGGCACGGTAGGCAACGGTGGGATGGGAGGTACGGCCTCTACCTTTGCCTTCGACTACACCAACAGGATGGTTAATTCCAATACGGACGCGGAAAACCTTGTTACGCTGTCTCTTGGAACGGACGGGACATGCAATCTACAAATCGGTTCAGTTCGCCCGCTTCAAGGTATTAAGCTTTACGTCAATTCAGCCAATACCTCTGCCGGGACCGCATCGGGACTGTATTGGGACGGCCAGACAGAACAACTTATGACCATAGCCGACAACACAGCGTCGGGCGGGGCTACGCTGGCCCAGACCGGAACCATTACTTTTGCCTCAACCGTTGATACCGCGAAGCTGCGTTACCTTGAAGGAAGGCTACTTTATTTCTACCATTTCAGGTTTGGGAATCTGGTAACGACCACAAAGTTGTCGCAATGTACAACCAACGCGCCCTTCCAGAATCTTTACGATCTATGGGACGGCACGTATCGGCAGATAGCTTCGTTTTATCGGTATTTTTCGGGGACATATACCGACTACACGCTGAACGTGCGCGAAGATTTTTATGTGGAGTCAGATGCAGATTCAAGTTCTTATGTTACGCTTTCCGATTTGTTCGCTTATAACGATTGGATTGAAGTAGGTTTTACCGAAAAGCAAACGGGGCTCTTTTTTGCCCTTCCTGCGGGTCATGTCAACACGACTGTTGGCGTGGCAAGAATTATTTCCTATTGGGATGGCAAGCAATACACAGAGGTTACGGCCTACGGGGAAGACGGAACCGATACCCCCGCGACTACAGCAACAAGTTTTGGGCAGCCTGGCGTAATGTCATGGTGGAATTCAAACCTTGCCGGAGAAGTCAAGAGATCGATCAACAATGGCATGCCACTGTATTACTACAAAGTCCACTTCAGCGGCACGTTTTCCAGCGATGTAAGGCTCTATTATGTAGCGGGAATATCAGCTACAAAAAAGATCACGGGCTATTCCTTCGCCGTCCATACCAATGATCGGCTCATGTTGGGCTGCAACAATTACGAGAAGAAAAACAGCCTCCTTGTCTCGGCAAAGAACGCCCCTGATGTTTTCAACGGCATTGACGCCTTTGAAATTGAATTTGGGGACGACAGGGCGCTTACCTGCGGGATTCCTATCTATGCCCAAAATTCAGCAAACATTTTTAACTTTTGCCTTGTATTCAAGGCCGCTGAGACGTGGCTACTGTCATGGATAGAGGAAGCCACCGGCACCATATGGGAGCGGTTCCGCATATCCCCCTATATCGGCTGCCCTGCACCGCTTACGCTCAAAACTGCTTCCGTGGCCTTTGATAAGAACACCAGCCAAACCAAGCTTATTGGGGTCTGGAGGGGGAATAACGGAATCTATATTTCGGATAGTCATACGCCGTTGGAGGTATCCGGCGACATTAGAGATGTGTTCGATCAGACAAAGCCTGTCCATGTAAATCTTGCAATGATAGCCTACGAAACCGGATTCATGGATCACCAGCTTAACGAATACCACTGGCTGTGGGCATCGAATTCCAATACCGATCTTGATAAGCATTACGTATTGTCTTTCCGGGAATGGAGGTGGTTCGAGATTGATCCCGGTACGGGGAATCGCCTTCAGTTGGGAATTTCCGTGACGGATACCGATGGCAACCACTATGCCTATGGATTTACCGATAACGGTTTCATGCACCGGCTGGAGTTCGGCTTGACCTTCAACGGATCTGACGGGACCTCTGCTGTTCAGTTCGGCGACCAACTGCCTGTGCCGCAAGATCCGCTGGCCGTGACTTCTATATCCCGCGTCAACACCATAGCGGTAGCGAAGGGAACCAACAGCACTATTACGCTCAGGCACATGATCGACGGCGGCACGGCAGGGACATACACGCTTTCCGACGCAGACCCTACTCGCCGATATGCCAATCAGGTTAAGGATATTTACTCGACTTCTGGCGTTTTTCACGGATTTAGGTTAGATAAGGTATGGAACGGAGAATCAAAGCCCTGGGAACCGCTGTACGTTTCGGCGTATTACAAGAAACAGCGGGATAAGCTCAAATAAGGAGGCCATATGGCTACAGCAGGATTAGGAACAATAACCGCGACTCCAAATATTGCGGGGAACCGTAGATTCAGGAGCTACCTTAACCAGTCGCAGGCGACTACGGGCCGCACTCCATCTCCTGCTACGCTGGATCAGATTATCCAAAGCGAGCTTGACGCCATGGGAAGGCGCGTTCAGGAACAACAGCGATTCGGGCTTGAACAATCAAAATTTGAAGAACTTAAAAGAGAATTTGATATTGACCAAATTAATAAAATGGATACGGCAGATAAGCTGAGAAAAAACAGCCTTGCGAGCGAAACCATAAATGCTGGTCTTTATGGAGCCGGGATCAGGGCATTGACTATGGAAAAGGGAACACCCTTCTTTGGAGGGTTATTCGGGGGGACATCGCCTGCGGGCGCTGGAGCAGGGGTAACAAATACCGCTGCGGGTATGGGGAAAGGACTGGTTAGCGGCGGGGCAGCGCCCTTTACTGCCAACCCCGCCCTTGCTTCTACCGCAACTGAAATAGGCGGTGCGGCCCCGGTTCTGACGCAGGCGGGTGAAACAGGGTTAGCGACGGCAGCTATCCCCGCAGCCGCAGAAACCTCCTTGGCATCCTCTACGGCTTTGCCAGGTGCGGTAGGCGGCGCCGAAGCATCAACGGTTGGCACGCTTTTAGACCCCACACTTGTAGGCGGAGCCGAAGCCGTGGAACTTCCGGCTGCCGGGGTAGGATTGTCCTCCCTTGCTGGCCCTGCGGCGGCTGGTTTTGCAGCGCCGGGCTTGACAAACCTGATTGGCAAAAATATTGGGGGTTTCAGCAACCCCACAGAAACCATAGGGAAGAATTTATCATTAGGGCTTATAAAGAATGAGAAATCCGCTGATATGTTTGGCAGCGCTGCGGTGGGTGCCGGTGCTGGGTTCGCAATCGGTGGCCCTCCAGGGGCGGTTATCGGCGGAGTCGCTGGGTTGATCAGCGGTTGGTTTTAAGGAGGTTAATAATTCCATGGCAGATTTAAGCACAGTACATCCAATAGCGGCGGGATTGCAGGGCATACAGCAGGGCATTCAGAATGCAGGCCAGCTTTATGGACTTATGCGGCAGAAGCGGTCTGACGAGATGGCTGAGGAACGGTTTAAACAGGAAGAGTCGTTGATGCCGTTAAAGGAGGAAGCCTTAAGGCAGCAGGTAGGCTTAGGCAAGACGGCGGGTGAAAAGGCTGGCATAGAACTGCAAGCCCTGAAAGATTACAACACGCCTCTGAAGTTCGATGAAGTAATGACCCCGTTCAGGGAGGCCGACAAGATTGGCACAACCTTAGCCGAAGAAATCGCCGTAAAGGGTGGCTACCTCGATCCGACAACCAGAACTATCAAAAAAGGCGACCTTGCCAAAGTGAGGGAGCTAAGCAGTACGCCGGAAATGATGAAGCAGCGGGCTTTGTTAAACCTCGAAGACATTAACAGGCAGCTTAAAACGATTAAGCCGGAAGACCCTATAGCCGTTCAGTTGACCGAGAAGAAGAACTATCTTGAAAAAATGTATAAGCTTGAGGAAGATTTTGAGGCGGTCCCTGTGTGGAATGACAAAGCCGGGTCATGGGAATGGGTAAACAAAAAGAATGGGCAGCCGGTTCCTTCCCTGACCGGCAAAACGCCGAAGGAAGTTCAGGTGGAATTGTTGAAAGAAGATGCGGCTACCGATAAAGCTGCTGCGGTTGAAGCCCAGAGGGGTGAACGGGCCGAAGCAGACAGAAAGGCCAGGGCGTCAGAAGGGGCGATGGACCGGGCTTCGAGGGAACGGGCGGCGGCTACAAGGGCGGCAGAAAGAAATACGCCAGAGAAGGCTCAAGAAAAGAAGGTTAAAGATAAAGTCAACGAAATATCGCGGTATATTTACGATAACTATGACAAGAAAATAGCGGCCTTCAAAAAAGAACTTGCAAAAGTCGATGGAGTTGACGGCAAGGAAACTTCGGCCAATAACCTGAGAGCCAATATTGAAGCATTCACGACGGAACGCGAAAAAGCAGTGGCAACGCAGAACATGGTGCGCGATGGGGCACTAAAGCCGGAAGATGTTAAATGGAGTGCTGGGGCAGGAGGCCCAACACCCCAGGCGGTTGCATCTCCGGCAAAGGAAACGGCTCTTCGTGCCGACCTGATAAAGAATGGCAGGTCTCCAGCAGACGCAGACGCTTACATCAAGAAAGCGAAGGAATTAGGGAAACTGTAAATGTACGATCCGTTAGGTATAGAGCAAGCCGCTCCCGCAAGCAAATATGATCCTCTGGGGATAGAAGAATCGTCATGGGGAGTTGAAGATACCGCCAGGGCTTCTGCCGCTGTAATTGGCGGTTTTGCAGCGATGCCGGTTGCCGGAGTTGGTGGCCTCTCTCGTTTAATAACTACCGGGGACTTAACAGAGGCCAATAAAACGATTGAAGGAATATCGGGCGTTCCGTCAAATATCCTGACCACCGACAGACAACGTGAAGCCGCCGAAAAAGTCGGACATTTGATTTCGTGGCCATTTGTTAAGGCTGGTAAGGGGTTGGCAGGGATCGCGGAGCTTGTTTCGACGGGCGACCTACAGAAAGCTACCGATGTTATTGAGGGGCGTGATGTAGGAAGCAACATTTCTGTGCCGATCGCGGATATTGCGGGACAGGTCGCAGGAATGGGGGGTATTGGCGGGGCAGCAAAAGCGACAAAAGGCCTTGTAACCGATGCCCTGAAAGCTGTCACAGCCAAACGGCTGGAATCCTCTATGGCCTACACACCTTCCGCCGAAGTGCCGACACTGCCGGTCAACGTAACTCCTAAAGCACAAGAAAAGGTTTCCGCCAAGCCAACTGCCCCGGAAGAACTGGCAAGGCTTGAGGCAAAACCGAAATATGACCCTCTGGGGATTGAATCGGAAAAGATTACCCCGGAATCAGCCCCGGTCGAACCAATCCCGTCCGTGGAGATAGAGGGAAAGGCTGAGGTGTTGCCGGAAAAAGCTCTTGCCGCAGAACCGATAAAAGCACCGGACGTTAAAACGTTGTGGCATGGAACAAATGAAGATTTCACGACATTCGATAATTCTTTGCAATATTCACGCGGCCAAATGGGAATTCATCTGGGTGACAAAGAAGCGGCTGGCAATATATTTGGGGAGACTCCGCCTAAACGAATAATAGCAGCAGAGGTAGATATAAAAAACCCGTTGAGACTTGATGACCTTGGGGCGTGGCAGGGCGCGGAAGTAGTGAAGATGGTAAATGAAAAGATAGGCAGCAAATTACCTCTATCGGCGCCAGACAATGCTATCCGAGAAGCTATCCAAAAGGCGGGGTACGATGGTGTGGTCTATGAAAATATGTTTGAATCTAATATCGATGGAGTCCCGTCTGATTCTTATATAGCATTTTCTCCTAAACAAGTAAGGCCAGTGACAGAAGCAAAAATAGGCGCAGCCAGACCAGAAGTAATCGAAGCCACTCCTGCAACGAAGGGTTTAAAGCCTGAAGTTGGCACGCCCGAAACCATTCCCGAAGGCAAAGAAAGCAAACTCGCAATCCGCGCCGAATCCGCCGCTATCGAGGCAAAGCTTACCGAAGATTTTGGCGACCTTGTGGATTACAAGACCATGAGCATGAAAGAACAGGCCGAAGCCGCTCAGCAGGTTATGGACTTTGACTATGGGTCAGCTAAGCGGATGGCGATGGGCGAAGAACTTCCGCCTAAAGGCATCCGGGAAGCCACGATGTACGAGGCCGTCAAAATCAGGGCATTACGAGAGGGCGATGTTGAGACCCTCAGAAAGCTTGCCACTGAATCTACCGTTCCCCGAAAACTCAGCGAATACGGGCAAGCAATTAAGGCAGCCGATTCACGGCAGATGCTTGACCCCGTTGCCGACATGCAGGATATTGCGAAGGTAAGGACGGAGACAGCCAAGAAGGCCGGCAAGAGAGCGGAGGACATAGGCAAGCAAGCCGCCGAGATTGAAAGGCTGAACCAGGAGCTTACGACCGCACAGAAAAACCTTGCCGACTTTGAGGCCAAGAAGGTAGAGGCCGAAAAACAAGCGGCCATTGATAATTTGCTGAAACCGGAAAAGACACAGCCGAAGAAACCGCCTGAACCAAAAACGGCATATGGTTCAAAAAACAAGATCGTCACGCAAACGGAATACGAGCGGGTAAAGGCCGAACTGAGAAAAAAGCTGATCGGCCAATTTAATGTCGGGCTTGATCCTACCATAGCCGCCGACCTGACCCGTATAGGAGCTTACCATTTTGAGGCAGGCGCCAGAGTATTTGGCGAATGGTCCGCCAGGATGGTTGAAGACTTTGGCGACTTCGTGAAGCCCCACCTAAAGCAATTATGGGAACAAGGCAAGGCGATTGTCGATAGTAAGGATGTTGAAATCCTTGCCGGCAAGATTTCCAAATCGGTAGCAGACGGGAAGGACTTTCCCGACATAGGCCGCCAGGTACAGGCATTGGCAAAACAGTTTGTTGAGATGGGCATAAAGGACAGGGAGAAACTTGTAGATGCCGTTCACGATGTCCTTAAAAAAGCCATGCCGGACATTACCCGCCGCGAAACGATGGATGCTATCTCGGGGTATGGCAAGTACAAGCTGCTCAGCAAGGAAGAACTTGACGCCACGCTCCGCGACCTTAAGGGCCAGATGCAGCAGGTAGCGAAGCTTGAAGATTTACAGGCCAAGGGGACGGCGGAAAAGACAGGGGTTGAGAGACGCACCCCAAGCGACGAAGAACGTCGCCTTATCAAGCTGGTAAACGATGCAAAGAAGAAATTTGGCATACAAACCGTTGATAAGGAAACCCAACTGAAATCATCCCTTGACGCCATAAAGACCCGGCTGACGAACGATATCGCCGACCTTGAGTCCCAGATTGCTTCCCGGCAAAAGATCGTCAAGGACAAAACTGGTATTGTCTATGATGCTGAAGCCAATAAGCTAAAGGCCCGACGTGATGAGTTGAAGAAGGAATTTGATGGGATATTTGGCAAGCCCCAGATGACCGATGCACAGCGAACCGAAATGGCTATTAAGGCTGTCAACAAATCCATTGCTGAATATACCAGGAAGATTGCAGAAAAAGACTTGTCGCCAATGACTAAGAAACGGCCAGAGCTTCAATCGGAAGAACTGAGCAAATTACGAGCAGAGCGCGAAGGACTGCGGGATCAACTTAAAGAACTCCGTGATTTGGCGAACCCCAAGAAAACCGCCGAACAGATAGCGACGCAAAGCCTGAAGACCCGACTACGAAATGAGGAAAAGAAGCTCCGTGAAAAGCTTGATAACAGAGACTTTTCCGTAAAAGAGAAACGATCAGTTCTTCTTGACCCGGAGGCCCAGATACTGAAAGCCAAGCGCGATCAGGCGAAGGAGAATTACAATGCCGCAGCGCAAGCGTCTCATACCATCACGCCCGACGAGGCCACGAACCTTGTTGAGCTTTCCAGGGTAGCTTTGGACGCAAAGGCTGCCATGGAGCAGGGGGGCGATAGGTTTGCCTATGGGGCGGCAAGGGTGGCTTACGAGAACTACGTCAATGGACTAAAAGGCGCGAATGATCCCATTAAGACGCTACTCAAACGGCGCGGCCAGGAGTTCAAGACGACATGGGGCGAAAGTAAGGCGGGAGCGGTTGTTGACCTTGTCAAGGATACGCTCAGCACCATTGCCGATAATTCGGTTGCGATGGTAGCGACCCTTGATAATTCTTTCTTGGGGCGGCAAGGGCTTCATACCTTAATGACACACCCGACCCGATGGCTACCAGCAGCGAAGATGTCTTTTATTGATTTCTACCGAACTCTTGGCGGCAAGAACGCCCACGACGCGCTTATGGCCGACATTTACTCACGGCCTAATTTTTTCAACGGGGAATACCAGCGGGCGGGGATAATTGCTAAAACGGAAGAACAATTTCCAACGTCGTTGCCTGAAAGAATCCCCGGTGTAGGCAGGGTCTTCAGGGCCAGTGAATACGCTTTTACCGGAAGCGGACTACGAATGCGAACCGGACTTTATGACCTGCTTGCTGAACGCGCTAAGGCCAATGGCGTTGACATGGGGAAGAAGGCAGAAATCGAAAGCCTTGGCAGGATGATAAATTCCCTGACGGCCAGGGGAAAAACCGGGCAGCGCGGGGAAGGCGGTGTCGTTAAGATGGTCCTGTGGGCACCGAAAATGCTGAAAGGCAACTGGGATGTTTTGACGGCCCATAGCCTTTCGTTCAAAGATAATCGTTTGACTTCCTTTGCCCAAAAAGAGGCCGGTAAAAATCTTCTCAAGATAGTGGTCGAAACCGCTACGCTTATGGCGATTGCTAATGCCCTTAAGCCGGGAAGCGCCGAAACCGACCCCCGTAGCCCCGATTTTGGGAAGATAAAGGCAGGAGATACCCGGTTTGACTTCACGGGGGGTGCTGGATCAATCATTACTTTGGCTTCCAGGATAGTAACCGGAGAAACAAAAAGCTCCACAACCGGGAAGGTAACAAAGTACGAGCAAGGATTTGGGAAGCGAACGCGCTTCGATGCCCTGATCGATTTTCTTGCTAACAAGACGAACCCGCCGGCGAGCATCGTCAGGGATTGGCTGAGAGGACGCAACTTCAAGGGAGAGAAGTTTACTCCAGGGAAGGCTATTTACCAAGCAGGGACGCCCATCATGGTTCAGCAGGCTATTGAGTTAAAAGACAATGCTTCGGCTGACCGGGTAGCAGGCGTGATAGCAGATGCGGTCGGGATCAGTTCTGTAAGTTACGATAAGAAAAAACCTAAATAACTATACCGGGGAACATCCGGGAATCACCTTTTTTACGCATAGCTTCTACTTACTCTGCAAATAATATATCGGCAGAATTTTTTACTTTCACAGCCATTTCAAATTCACTTTCATAGTCGCTTGTTGTTTGTCCGTCTTGATAGACAGAATCCCAAAATTTTTTTACTTCGGGCAATGGGGAAAAATTTTTAACAGGGCAATAAGCATATGAGGCGTTCGGAGGTTTCATTCTATATGCAGTGCAATCAGATCTATGGATGCAATCAGAACATGGGCCACCGCTTCCACGATATACGCGGCCTTCTTTAATATCGTAATCGCCGATAACGGTATCTGTTATTTCCCGAAAATCTCCTCGTGAACAAATCTTGACTGAACGGTGAATTCTTTTCATGATGCGTGGATTAATACCAGAAACCGTGTCATATTTAAAATTATGCCCTAATATTTTACATAAAACTGTCATAATATCCCTCCTGGGAACATCCTTTTATCGCCGACTTTCCTCATCACATTGTGGATGAACTTCGGCATAGCCTCCCATGTCAAGTCCTTAATCTTCGGCATAACCTGCATTTCAACCGCGAACGCAAATATCCTCTGAAGCACAGCAATTTGCTCCTTATGCTCATCCGAGATATTCAGTACGCTCTTATCAAAAAAGTTGTCACCTATTTCAGAGTAGCCTCCCGTATAAATACCTTGTTTTTCGCAGTAATCAGCAAGCGGCGTTGAAGGGTACGGCTGGAAGATGGAACACCATGCATAGGCGGGACGGCAGCGGATATTGACTTCGAGGGTGCATAGGTCGTCCTCAATAGTTGCGCTCGGGAGCCCAAGGATATTCTGGAGTATCAGTTTTATATCCCATTTTCGTAGCCACATAGAGGCTGTTATGGCATCCTCATTGTTCGTATGCCCCCGGTTAATAAGCTTCCTGAGCCTGTCAGAGCCCGTTTCTAAGGCACACTTGACACTTACACAGTTAGAGTCACGGAGCAATAGGACGCGCTCTTCGTTGACCTGAGAGGGCCTGAGATGGCAATGGTAAGGGGCATTGACTTGCTTAGCGTACAGGTCGGAGAATTCACGCATCCATTTCATGTTAGTGCCGAAACACGAATCTTGAAAGTATGCGAATTGGGGCTTGACTGATTCGACTTCGGCAACAACGTCTTTGGCTGAGCGGGTGCGAACTTTCGCTATATCGGGGAACATTCGGTTCCAGGTTGCGTTGAAGCAATAGCTACAGGATGACGCACATCCGCGAGAAGCGATGAAATCTCTGATAGACATGTTTGGAAAATCTGACCGGTCAGGCCAAGGCAACGAATCAAGGTCGGAATACCTCTCTGAAGATTTAAGAAGATCGGCAATGTCCTGTTCGCTCTCTCCCAAAGCCACGGCATCTTCTGGGAAGTCGTCGGGGAAGAAGGTAGCATGGCTGCCGCCGAATAAAGAAGCTATGGGTATTTGCTCTCTAATCCGAGCATTTAAATCCTTAAACTTGGCTTGATCGCCCGTTAAAACACTGTATCCAACAAGATTCGGGCGCCACTTCAAGGCGAAGTCATAGGCGCTCGGCAAATCAACGATATGGCACTCATGCCCAGCCCGCTTTGCAACGGCGCTGATATACATGGGACCCAAGCATTCTATGGCTTTCGATTTGACTACGAGGAGGAATTTCATTGAATTAGCTTTATGCCCCCTACTTCTTCAAGCCTTTCTTCCAGGAAGAACTGCACGTCGCACAGACACTCGCCAAGATGGTTCAGCCGTGCCGCACCTACCCATGAATGAGGCACAAGATCGCCGTCCTTCTGAACGAAGATAAAGAAACCTTGCAGTCCGGCCATTTCGTTTCTGGTTTCCTCCGTGATTACAATACCTAACGCCTCCTGTTGCGCCGGTATATCGCCCTCGACATCTACCCCTAATTTCTTCATCACCATCTCAAGGGCGGCTTCGAGAATGGCAACGGCCTGTTGGCATGGGGTGTCGTGTTCCTTCGCCTTCTTCTGCATGCGGGATTCGAGTTCATCGGTACTGATTTGGTAACGGTCGGTCTTGGTTTTGTCTTCGCTCATATTACCTCCAATTCTGGAATGGCAGTTACAAAGCGACACCCCCATTCCTTCGTGTATTCGAGCTGCTTGATGATTTCCTCCCTAAGATTCCATGCCAAGATCACGATATAGTCTGGTTTCCATTTCCTGATTTCGTCTTCAGGTACTGCTTTGATATGGCTGCCAGGAAGATATTTGCCTATCTTGTGGGGACTTCTATCAACTACAAAGTGGATTAGGTCGGGGGTGACTTTGCAGAAGTTAAGAAACGTCGAAGCCTTGGCCGCTGCACCATAGGCACAGATTTTGGCAGGCAAAAAACAATAAGGCGGCGGCGGATCGTACAGAAAGTTCATGAAGTCGGCGCGGATTTTCTCGATCTTGGGTTGGAAGGACTGGTAGTAGGGAAGAGCATTCATGCCAGAAAGTTTTTCTGCTTCCTCTAATACATAACAAAAACTACCTAACCAATCATGTACGTATAGAGGCTCCATGTGTGGTCCGCCAATATGCTGTGCATATATCCGAAGGCTTCCCCCGTGTTCAGGAATTTCGTCAACATCAAAAACAGCCAAGCCATGCGCTTCAAATATCTTGCAGATCGTTTTCAGTGAAAAGTAATTGTAATGCTCCTGGTAAATCTGGTCAAATTGCAAGCCTTCAATGGTCTTTAGCAGCCAGGGGAACTCATGTACTGTCACCCCTCCCGGCTTAAGGGCTATTTTGATGCCCTCTACAAAATCGTTAATATCAGGCTGATGGGCGAGGGTGTTGATGGACACGATAAGGTCATATTGGCGGGAAGTTTCTGCATATTTGCTATTGAAAAAAACTGAGTGTGTCGCTATTTGGTTAAGTTCCGCAGCAGTTGCCGGTCCCAGGGCTGGTTCTACCCCCTGCACGAAGCATCCCCTTCTCTGAAACCATTGAAGCATATATCCATCGTTACTTCCAATCTCAAGGACGGCATACGGGTTGAATCTTCCGCAAAGCGCATCGGCTAATTCTTTCGCATGGGCCACATTCGCCGGAGACTCAGAAGAATAATAAACGTACTCCTCCTTGAATATCTCGCTGGCCTTCTTGGATTCCGGCACCTGGACTAACCAACACTTCTCGCAGACGTAGGCTTTTAGCGGATAATAGACCTCGGGTTCCTCTAATTGATTCTTGGAGAGAAAGGAATTAGACGGTGGATTGAACCCGAGGTCACAGAAGACATGGGTGAGCTCGGTCTTACAGAAATTGCAGTTAGGCATTAGTAATCCCCCGTCATATCGCCTTCAGTAGCAAGAAGTTCTTTAAGAGATCTGACTATCGCAGCGGGGTCTTCTCCGCTATTGAGGACGCCCGCGATTCTTTGGATCACTTCCGCCTCTATTTTTCTGGCAAAGTATACTATGCCTTGCTGATCTTCTCCAAAATACGGGAACTCTTCGCCATGCGCCGCCTCTATTTCCACAATCTTAGCTCTATCTAACATATCGCTTCCTCCCATGAAGATTCGTAATCCCGGATGTCCTCGTTGCTCAAAACGTGGCCGGTCTCGTACCATACCTTGTACCAAAGGACAGCCATCCGGACGGCGTGGGCCATGTTCCACACGGACTGCCACCCCAATAGCTTGCGGGATTCCGTTGAGTCGATTTTGAGAAGGTAGACCATAAACTTATGGGTAGGCACATTATCCACCTCCCATGTTATTTTAGGCCATACTTCTTTGGCTGTTTCCAGGACTTGCAGGACGGTCATTTCATCCGTGGGACCGAAGTTCCAACATTTATTTACATCTTGTCCCTCAAGGATGGCCTTCCCTAAAAGCAAGTATCCCTGGAGTGCGTCCAGCGTATGTTGGAATGGGCGTGTCGCATTGGGCGTGTGAATAATAACTGGTTCTCCTTTCGCTGTAGCCTTCGCAATATCAGGGATCAATCGCTTCTCAGAAAAGTCACCTCCCCCTACTACGTTTCCGCACCTGCCCACGGCAATATTCATATCAAAACTTTTCCGGTAACAGTCAACGATATGCTCTACGCACACCTTCGAGGTAGAGTATGGATCATCACCGCCCAACGTGTCTATTTCCCTGTAGGCGTAATCCCATTCGTTATTCTGATATACTTTGTCACTCGTGGCCATTACTATGCCCTGGATACTTGGGCATTGACGGCAAAGTTCGAGCATGTGAACTGCCCCCATAATCGTATACCTAAACGTATCTTCAGGCTCCTTGAAGGTTCGTGCCACTATTGCCCGTGCAGCTAAATGGAAGATTATGTCTGGCTTTAGGCTTTTAATTTCCTGCACACAAGCTATGTCGTTATGAATGTCAGCTTCCATAATATCGGTTAAATTGATGATCTCATAATGCGTCGGGAATGGCCTTGGGGGGTGACTTATCCCTAACACAGTAGCTCCCATGCGATGTAACCAAAGAGCCAACCAGCTTGCTTTATATCCTGTGTGGCCAGTGAGTAAAACGCGCTTACCTCTGTAGATGTCATTGAACATCATTCCATCCTTCCTTTATGGCTTTCCAAGATAGAAGCAAGCGTATCGTCAAGCGTATAGTTTCCGCACGTTCTATAATCGGTTAGCAGCATTCCATAGAACTTTTCTTTATTTTTGTTCCCGTCTTGAATAAACCAATGTTCCGAATTTCCATCAATTATTATCCGACCTGCATGGCGTATTGTAACTTTTTCATGGTTGTTCAAGAAAGCTCTCATTTCTCGGTGAAGACAGTAAGGGGTACAGCAAAAAATTAGGTATCGTTTCTTCATTCCCGCTTTCGCTCTTTCTATCCGGCACATCCAACCATGATCAGCAACAAAGGTTTTCATTCCTACCACACCTTTCTCTGCATTTGAATAAAATTTGCTATTTCTTCTGGATGACTTTTTAAGTATTCCTGTGTTTCTTTAGGAGAAGCAGCAACCAATAATTCGTCGGGCGTGGTTCCGTTAAGCATGTAGGTTCGTAATCTTTCTTCGATATTGGAATAAGGAATTCTTTTTCTCTGCAACATTGAAGCTACGGACTCCCGCATCTCATCAATTTCCTCAACGCTGTATTTCATTCCCATACTCTCCACGGTGCAGCATCCGTATCCCATAATTCCTGAAGCACCCCAAGCTCACGGGGCGTATCCATACATCCCCACCACCCCTTATGCTGATACACAAAAAGTTCCCCCTGTTCAACCAGTCTTTCTAATGGTCCTATTTCAAGATCACAGTCCTCATCAAGATAGTCGAATATCTTCCGGTTAAACACAAAGAACCCCCCATTCGTCAAGCATCCATCATCTTGGGCCTTCTCGGTGTAGCTCGTTACCTGCCCCCTGTCGTCATGCTTTAACTCGCCGAACTTGGAGGTAGGATGTATGCCGGTAACGGTCGCTATCCTGCCATGAGCCTGATGGAAGGCAAGCAGTGCGTTCAGGTCTATATCAGCGACGGCGTCGCCATAAGTCATCATAAAAGTATCGCCCTTTACGTACTTCTCGATACGTTTTAGCCTGCCGCCTTTGAGGGTATTGGGGCCGGTATCGGATAGAGTAATTGACCAATCGTTTTCCGCCGTAGAGCAAACTATTTTATTCCCAAAAACAGAATAAGGGAGGATTGTGATGTCACTATTAATATAGTCAAAATGGGCGAAGTAACCCTTGATGAATTCCTGCTTATATCCGAGGGCCATGATGAAATTCTTAAAGCCATAATGGGCGTAAATTTTCATGATGTGTACGGCCATAGGATATTGGCCTATGGGAATCATGGGCTTCGGAATGAATTCAGTTTGCTCTTTCAGCCTCGTGCCTGTGCCGCCAGCCAATATGCAAACCTGCATATTTTATCCTCCTTCCTTACCTTGAAATGATAACAGATAACGCTACTAAAAAAGCAATTAACACCTGAATCAAAGGCTCATGCCATCCTTCGAGAAATCCATGTTGCTTCATGAAAGCATCTATTTTTCTGAACATCATTTAATCCTCTGAAGGAAACCTCCTGGCGCCGCCGTAATAAGCGCCCTCATCTCAACTTCCCTATCGACAACAAAGTTCTGCCCCATCTCGGTTTTGAGGAAGGCTTGAACTGCCGTATAGGGGCTGTTACCGTTGCCCCATGGCCGGTCTTGTGCTTTATCCAAGTGATGATAAAACTCAATAGCGGTGTCAAAGACAACGATGTAGCTCCCCACCGATACCAGCGGGGCGTAAAGTTCAAGCTCTTTCAGGACGTGGATGTGTGAATGACAGGAATCGAGCGCGACGAGAACCGTAGTCCCCTGAACTAATTCACGCACGGTTTTTATTAATCCCTCGTCAATGCTTGAAGATTGTTTAAGGGCAATTCGGGGATGAAGCAACGCTTTTCTGGTATGCTCTCTTATGTCTATATCAATCCCCAGGACATATCCATGGCCCATAAAATCAAGCATGGTGGCGTAAAAAGCTGTCATGCCGCCGAAGGCCAAGCCGCATTCGATTATCCATTCGGGCCTCACCTGCCAAATTATTTCCTGCATAACCATAAGGTCAGTTGCATATTGGATTATTGGTATGCCCGCCCACGTGAAATTCTTCGTGTAGTTCGTCTTAACAAGATACTCTGTAAAATCCGCAATTCTGCCAGCATTTGTTTGCCGGTCATCATACCCATAGTTCGGGTTATTCAATTCAGCTATGTTCTGCCGCACTTGTTTGTCTCGGGCGGCTATGTATTCTTCAGTCGGATTCATGTTTGCTCCTTAAAATAGATAACTGACGCCGCCATTATAGGCAGTCAATGATAACAAAATTGTCCATAAAAGGAATAAGATTTTCCCACTGTGCTTCATGTAAGCCGATGCAATAGACCCATAATGCCCGATTAAGGAAAGATTTATAAGTGACATTACGATATTTACGGCAATCCCAATCCATATCGGGTATAACACAGTTATTATTTTCATCCCCTCATCCTCCCTTCGTTTGCCATCTTGAAAAATATTAGTCTTTATGTTGTATTTCATGCTCTTCGCAAATCTCGTATTCTCTGCCACGAAAGGCGTTGTTTAAATATTCAAAAGCGCTTGGCGGGTAATCTAAATTCCCTGAATCAGCTATTTTCTCGGCTATCAAACAATCACCTATCCATTTTATTTGGTATTTGATCCATGCCGATTCTTTCCATTCTTTCCCTTGGTCAGGGACTATGCGCTCGTTCCCCATGCCGTCATATGCGACTTTCTTCCCATATGGGTTGTCGTGTTTTACCGTATCGAATCGCTTTATAAGAATATCGCCTTCCCGAATAAACCTCCCTTTCTTGTCTTTAAAAGAAGACCGAAATCCTGACCTATCCATTATCCCTCGTCTTCCCTTCGCAAATCGCCAAATACTTCTTAGCAAGTTCATGGCCGCCATACCTCTGCATGACTTGCCGAAAGCATGCAGCGGCCCGTTCATAATTTCCGTTTCTCATATCCTGGTTATGGTGGAAATTTATATTCAAGTTCATCTCGTAAGCTTGCCGCTCGACTTCGCCTGGGTCTTGGCCGGGATAATTGATGACATACTTCTTGTCCACAATGTCGCTTATCTTCTGTTTCTGTATCCAACCGTTCTTGATGCAATCGGCATAGAGTTGGCTTCCTCTCACGGGAGTGGCGAGATTTATCCCGGCCCAGTTTACGCCTACATCCAAAAGGAAACGTTCTGTCTCTCTGCGGTGCTCATCGGTCTCGCCGGGCATGCCCAAGACTATAAAGGCATGGCAGAAAAGGCCGTGCTTCTGTAGTGCCTCCACCGCTGGCTTAACCATACGAAGCTTGAGCGGCTTATGGATCAATTCTTTCAACACGTATTCGCTCCCCGATTCGATAGCGAGGTAGACGGTATCTACCCCCGCCTTCGCCATAAGCTCGGCTATCTCTTCATCCACAAAGGCGACATTCACGCCGTTTGGCATCTCGATTCGGATGCTGAATTGTGCCAACCGCCTAAATATCTCCTTTGCCCGCGTCTTATGGTAGAGCAAACAGTCATCGTAGATAATAAGGGTCTCCATGCCGTATTCTTCAACAAGGCGCCGGACGTGGGCAACGATGCTCCCGACGCTTGCCTGCCGGACCTTCTTTCCATGGAGTGCCGAGTTGGAACAGAATCGGCAGCCAAAGGGACACCCGCGCGAAGTCATGAGAAAAAAGCTCTTCCGGTTAGACCGGGCATACGGGGAAAAAGCCTCTTGCATCTCGTATGCTTTCGGGTCAACAAAGGAATAGTCTGTGTCAATAACTTGGTCGAGGTCTTGGATATAAGAAGGAAGCGGAGGGGATCCACTTATCGTATCCCGAAGAACCCATGCCGAGCCTACCGTTCGCAAATTATTAATCCAGCGTGCGTGCCCGGTGCTATATCCCTTTAATAACTCGGCAAACGGTAATTCCCCCTCGCCAAAGCAGATAGCATCCACATCTTCCTGCTCATGAATAATTTCCTCATATGAATAGCTCGCCGCAGATCCGCCCAGGACTACCAAAATATTGGGATCATAGTCTTTAACCATCCCGGCCAGTTCTTCAAGGTGCGGATAGGAGTTGTCGTAGTTCATCGAAAAGCCGACAATATCGGGCCGGAAATTCTCAAGAGCTTCCTGGATAGCCTTCCGGTGATCCGGCAGGGTGTCGCAGTCAATTATCTGGATATTTGCCAAATCACGGCAATACGTAGCGATAGAAAGCAAGCCATACGGTGTAGCGAGAAAGCTCCTTATCTTGGGCCGTGTCGAGTCGATATGGCGCACTACGTAGGGTAGGGCTATCAGGAGGACATTGGGCCTATCCATTCATTAATTCCTTCCCTTTTTCCGTGAGCCACCCTGTCCGCAATGAAACACCATACTCTATGTATCCCCTGCTCTCCGCTCTTTCCATCGCCCGGTAGCAAACCTTTTCTGGTTGCCCTGTTGCTCTTTCCAGAATTTCATAAGGCCATTCATAACGGTGATATATCCAATCAAGCCCACGTTGTCTCGCGGCTTCGGCATAAGCCTCGCACACCTGCTTATCGGTTATGTCTTTAGTTGCCACGGAAGGGCCTTCCCCCTTTCTTGTAAAACTCAAGCGGCGAAATAACCTTTTCGTAATATTTCCCCTTTACCCACCGCAACGGATTATACCATTTTCGCTCTTTAATCCCGCAGGCCGCCTTACCGTAAAGCATGGCATATTGAAAGAGCTTTTGATATTCGGGCGTGTCTCTAAAATTCATTTCGCCTCATATATTCTCGGGGGAACCGTTGGCTGTTGTACTTCCCTTATGAAATCTTCGGCTTCCGCCAAGGTCGGAAAATCCCAATCGCTCCATTCTGTTCTTTCCCAGGGCAGCCAGAAGAAAAACAAAAAACTATGTTGCGGGATGAATATACGTTTCCCGGTATGACTGCTTGTTATTTCCTTGATGCGGTATTTTCTCATATCTCCTTCCTTTCTCCCATTACCAAGGCACTCCCATAAAATGCAAAACCACGGCTAAAGCGATAAATGATAGAATAACAGCGGCTGCGCCTATCTCGTAATCATTCATATTCCTACCCTCTCCTTCTTCGGTTGCTTCATCAGCTCTTGAAAAACTATATTCCACTGACTTATCATGGCGTCGATGTTGTAGAGTTCGCGGGCACGTTCGCGGGTATGGCGACTAACGCTTCCTCTATATACTGGATCATTGTACAAATAGGTAACGCAGTTTACGCAATCTTCTTCACTACTGGCCACAAACCCGTTCATAATTTCTTCATCGCCTAAAATGGTGCATTCTGCTTGGTTATTCATAACCACGGGCGGTACCCCCGCAGCCATACTCTCCCCCAATACCTGCTCCGCAGTTCCGTAATGGTCCGGCCTCAAGGGATAGAAAAATATGTCCATCTCCGCAAGGTATGGTGCAACATCGTCAACGTGACCGGTGAAGGTTATGCCCGGCGCGTCCTGTACGGCAGTCAGGTTTTCTCCTACAAAGGTGAACCTTGCTTCCGGGATAGCTTTCCTGATTTCCCTGCACATTGGCAGCCATTCAGGATGAATCTTCTTATACGAAACCGTCCCCACATACCCCACGTTAAAACCGTCGTGCACCTTCGGCTTGATCTCAAAGAAGCGCGACATGTCATAACATGACCAAATATACGGGTAATCAGTTCCTTGCACGGGTGATGTATAGAAAAATTTATCGGGATATTCTTTCTCTCGCTGAGGAATCGAATAATGCTTGTGCGTCCAAAAAACCAAGCGACACGGCGGGAGTGCTTCGGAAAGCAGTTTAGCGATGGCAGGGTGGTCGTAATAATGGATCAAGACAATATCGGCATCTTCCATCAACGCTTTCACGTACTTACCTGCCCATATATCCACAGTGGCAGGCTTTAGAAATGATCGCTGCGGTGTTTCCAGTAAAGCAATGGTATGTTTGCCGGGGCACCTTTCAGCAAGAGCGAGAACTACTTTTCCTAATCCCCCTCCTAAATGCGGCACCACAGAAAGAATATTCACTTGTCCTCCTTCGGAAAATTAAGCCACGCCTTGTCCCCAAGAAGCTTTACCGCAAGCCCATCATACGCCCGTGCAGCCAGTTCAGGGGTCTTGTGGATACCACCATAATATTTTTTCCTATCAACATAAACATCTGCCCGCCATTTCTTGTCCCTATGGCACAAAGTAATCCCATGAAAATCAGGACTTTTAAAACTGGCATGTAAAGTTTCGGCCATTTCTATTTTCTCGGTCGGCACTCCGTAGACATAGGCCCCCTGCCCCTGGTACGCATGCACCCTGAACGTCCACCTGTAGTTGGGCAGGCCATCCATTAAAGCCTTCTCGATCTTCCACAGTCCATCTCTCGTATGATAGCAGGCTGCATCTATCTTCGGCCTATGCTTTTGGAAAAGGGGCATGTTGACAAGAATCGTGTCAAGTTCATAGCCCTCGGCATGAATGCTTACGCTGCCCATAGGCTCGTCTTTGCAAAGAAAGACATGCCGCCTCGCCTCTATATCGGCAAGCGTTGAGGGTAGGCATTCTCTGTGCTCCATGTTGTTTAGTGCCATATCTCCCCTGCCCCTATGCCATGTCGTAAAATGAACCCAGTGGCGATTAGAAGTGTTGTCGGCAAACTTGGGCAGCATCCTTGCTATCCCGCTCCTGTCTTCGTGGCTTAATTTCCCTATCTTCCATCCCGATGTTATGCCAAGTTCAGGGTGTTGCTCGAAGACATCATAAATGCGCCTTATCTTGCCTTCAGCCCCCCATCCTTTTGAACGCAACATTAGCCGTATGGGATTGTACGGTTCGCTTGCTATGCAGACAATCACGACCGCCTCTTTCTTTAACTCTTTTTCGGCCTTGCTCGGCGTCCCACGGGTAAAATCGTTACGGTCTATGTGGGCAGCTACGGGAATCATATGCTTATCAAATATCTCCTTGGTCAGCATTCCCAGAGGGCCTTTGCCGTAGAGGACTATGGGGCGGGATGGGGTTATGGGTTCGGTCATAATTTTCCCTAATCGCTCAGTCTATTCATCGCACGAATGCAGTGAACCGAAAAATGGTTTGTCGAGGCGGATGACCGTGCGACACCCAGCGCACATGCCGTAACGCTTGCAGTTGCGGTCCAATAGTTCACCGGCGGCGAGCCGCCGGAGTTCGTCCGTGTTCCATGTTCCATCATGCCAGATTACCGCCCGATAGGTCGTGTCGTGTGTCCCCGAACAACCGTAACCCGTCCGCATTATTCCAGCCTCTTCAATATTTCTTCCGCGTAGTCGTCGATGTTATCTGCCATACCGTAGCGGAGCTGTTGGCAATCTTTGCAGGGACACAGGCACGCCCTAAGCCCTGATAGCTGAAATCTTCGGATATTTTTAACCCACCACCCGTTCCAAATATCTTTAAAGCTTTCCCTCTTGAGATCACCCATTACCATTTCTTTCTTCCAATCCAGAAAACACAGGCTAACTTTCCCATCGGAATTGATGGCCATGGAGTAGAATATGTACGGGCAGGTATTAGGCACCTTGGCCGGCAATTCCTGCCCATAAATCCCTTTTTCACCTACCTTCCCAGATTCATAGCCGGGCCAACAGGGGGAAAGATATTCGATGTTTATGGAATCGGAAAAGTCCTCAAAGTCTTCATAAAATCGCTGTTTTTGGGTCTCGGAAAGGTTGTCTCCTATGATCTTGACATGGACGTTGCACGTTCCTGCCCCGTAAGCAAATCCGTGGAAATAAGCAATTTCCCCAAGATACTCCCGTGTGTATTCAGTCGGCACGCTGATAAATATTTTGTCCAAGCCAGCCGTTATTATTTCTTGCGACAACCTTGGGTTAAGCAGCATGCCGTTGCTTGTCGTATCCACCTGCCCAAACCTCCCTGTATTCTTGGCGTATCGCACCATCTCGGGGAATCGGAGGTTCATGAGCGGTTCGCCCCAGCAGTAGAGCCTTAAGGTTTTTATCTGCTCCGGCATGGCCGCAAGATCATCAATAATCTTCCGGTAAAGATCGAAGTCCATAAGCTGTTGTTTGCGATATTTCTTGATTTCTCCGCTTCCGGTTGGACACCACTGGCAATGAGCGTTACAGATATCTGACGGGTCGAGGAACACCAGATAAGGCGTAGAAAGCGGAATAACATCCTGTAGTGGCGTCCGATTCTCAAGGGTGATTCGGGGGGAGATTTTAGCTGTCATCCTTATCAGCCTCCTTGGAAAGCAGCTTGATGATTAAATCCCGAAGGCTTGTTCTCATCCTTAACGCCTTGATTTTTAACTTAAAAACTACATCATCAGGAAATTTCTTGACAAGTAAATCCATAGATTTCTATTCTCCATGTGGTTAAGAGGATAACCGAAGTTAGATGTAATGTCAAGCCCTTTTCTCAATTATTTTCTTGACACCAACTTTCTCTTGTGATAGCAAGCGGTTAAAGACCCATGTTCAATTAAAATTTGATAGTGGTCTAAACTCAGTTTTTATACGAGCCAAAGGCAACCTCGGATTAATTTCCTTGGTTGCCTTTTTTATTGTCATTTCAGGAGGGAATTATGCCCGATGCCGCCAAAATATCACTGACAGAAGGAACCGCACCCGCCACGCCCTCTACCGGGAATATCGTAGTCTATGCCAAAACAGACCATGAGGTTTACGCAAAAGGCACTGATGGCATTGAACGCGGCCTTGGGACTTCGGGAACTGCATTTTATGCGACTTCATCGGGGAATTCTGGAAGTTCCGGTTCATCTACAACGGCAGCTAATGCGGGCAGTGCGGCCTTTGCAAGTTCTTCTGGAAATGCCGGGACAGCTTATTACGCCACATCATCAGGGCAATCAGGGACATCGGTTAAGGCTACATCGGCGGGAGAATCGGGATCGGCGGGGTCGGCCACTACGGCGGCGAATGCCGGGAGTTCTTCATATGCATCTTCTGCCGGAAATTCAGGATCAGCATCATCGGCAACTACCGCTGGACAATCTGGAACTTCATCTTACGCAACCACATCCGGCCAGGCAGGAACAGCGGCCTTTGCAACCACTGCTTCTGTTTGCGGCACGGTCGGCAGTAACGGTGCCCTCGGCACCCCCAGCTCAGGCGATCTACAGAACTGCACGAGCCTGCCAATCTTGCTCGGTACAAATCCTGCGCCCCCGGCTGCTGTCAGTTCGTTTTCTGGTACAATATCCGCTGCATCTCTAACAGCGACGTTTACCCAAGCCGCCGATTATAACCTGTGTCGCATCGGCTCCACCATCATCTCTAACGCTCAAACCCGCTACGTAACCAAGCTCCTCGGTAGCCTCCAAGTCACCCTTGACCAGACTACGACATGGGCAGCTTCTTCAGCCATTACCAGCATCCAAAGTCCTCAACGGGTTTCCGGTTCGAGCGGTACGGTTATTGAGTTCACCGCCGCTAACGGCAGCACAACCGTTATCCTCACCTCTGACGGCTCCATTCTCTTTCATCGCACCGTTGATGGCAACGTCGGCATCGGGACGGAACCTGAGGTAAAGTTGCATGTTGCTGGTGCTGGATTGGCAGAAGGAAGCAACATTTGCGCGAATATGATGTCGTATAACACGGGTGCTTTGGCAAGTGGCATTGGTGGGGCAATTGGATTTGGTGCTAAATATACCGCAACTGATTATACGATTATGGGAGAGATTGGAACGGTAAGGGAAAATGCTACTAGCGGTAATTATGATGGGTCATTGGTTTTCAGAACCAGACTAACTAGTGGTGGAATGAATGACAGGGTAACGATAAAATCGAACGGCAACGTCGGCATCTGGACGATAGCGCCAATCTATACTCATGATGTCAACGGAGCGATCAATTCCAGGGTTTATTATTGGTGCGATGATTTCGATGATGAAGCTGCTGGGGTACAACTTGAATCTTCACTTAATGCCGACTTCTGGACTACAGCAGGTACAAATTATGCCGCCGGCAATGTTACCTATTTAGGCGGAACTGGCGGAACAGTAAAGGCGATGTGCGCCAATGCTGATAATGACAGCGTAACGATATTAGGTCTGACAAATGTTAATGTCACACAGAATCCCATCCTTGAAGCCCGAATCAAAATAGATACTAAGGAAACGACAGGGTTCTATGTAGGCTTTGCTTCTGCCGCCTTTGCCGACGTGAATGGTGCGTTTCCAAACGATGCTTTTCTTGTAGGAATTAACTCGGATAATGGTCACACTTTCGGAGCTACACAGATAGTGGCTGCTTCTGTGGATAACGGGGCGGCAGTTGATTATGATGATATGGGGGTGGTAATTGTCAGTGATACTTTTATCAAAATTAAGATTGACTTGACTGATACAGAGCAACCTCGTGTTTGGATTAACGATACAGAAGTAGCGGCAGGTAATATCACCGGGACGGTACAGGCAGGAATTGCCTTGGCACCTTACTTCATGGTTCAGAATTTGGCGGGTGGGGCAATCCAAAGATTTGTAGTTCCCGACTATATTAAAATGTGGGTAGACAGAGGATAGGAGGATAAAGATGGCAACATTTGAAGCAGTAACACCGGACAACAAGGAAGAAGAAATTGGCAAAGTAAAAGTGTCGATGATCGAAGATATTTCACCCGAAGAGTTGGCAATAGTCCAGAAGTGGCAGCCTGCCTTTCAGCCAAAATCTGAAATGTATAGGCTTGAAAAGCTTGATGAAGAAATTACGAAGTTGCAACAGGCTGTAACTACGGCTCAGTCTGCTCTTGACGAAAAGGTTGCGCTTAGGGCTAAAGTTGAAGAAGTGGCGTTAACGGTGAAATTGGCGGTAAAGCCATGAAACCCCTAACCCTCCTCCCCATCCTCCTCCTGTTCTACGCTGGGCAGTGTGTGGCGGGGGAGAAATGGACAGACGGAGACGGTGAAACGGGAGCTATTCGCTATCGGCATGAACGTAGCCGACTTCGGAACTACGGTCGTCTTTAGAAGCCAGAACAAGGGCATCCACGAGGCCAATCCGATCTTTGGTGACGAGATAAGCGACCTTGGCTTATTTGGCGTGACGGTCTTTACTTCAGGGCTGCATATCCTGGTAACAGATTTGCTCCCCCAGAAATACCGCCCTTATTGGCAGTATAGTTTTGGGGGGATAAAGTTGTTGGTGGTGGGGCATAACTTGGGTGTAGGTTGGGGCGTGGAATTCTGATGAAAGACAGCAACCCCATGAATGACGTTTCCTGGAAGGTGTTAGACAAGGGACTTAAAATAACCGACGAGCAAATTGAGCGGCACATGAAAGCCGTTGAAGGTATGGCCGATCTTTTCCGTAAATGGAGACTTGAGAACGATACAAAGGGCACTGATGGACGTTTTTAAGGGCCTAATCTTCGCCGTCTTGGTTGAGATTATCATGGGCGTGTATGGGTATATAGTATGGAAGTTAATACAATAGCAGAGGAGGTTGGGCCAGTGGAAGCAGAGTTAATCACCGCCATTAAAAGTCTCGTAGATGTAATGTCTCAGACAAGGAGCCATACATCTGATAACCAGATACTTATCACCATGAATAAGTTGATTGACGGGATTCAGGCAGGGTTTACACGACTTGATGCACGATTCGATTCTTTCATTAAGGAGTATGAAAATCACAAGTCTCTATGCGCCGATCAGCTATCGAAGGCGAAGGAAGAAATGGCTTACAAAAAAGGTGTGGAAGCTGCCACCATCGCCGCCGAACTTGAAAGCACCAAGAAGGGTATTGATTGGGGGAAGGTCAAGACTATGACAGTTGGGGCAGTTGTTACCATCCTTGCCATACTCTTTCTTGGGGTTATGTTTCCTAATGTGAAGTGGAGGTAAATGGAGCTCATCCCTATCGTCGTCATGGTAGTTATGGTTATTGTGTTGATAGTCGAATTGTGGAGGACGAGGTAAAAGGAGGTTGTTATGTGGACGGTATTAAGCGGGATCTTCGGCGGCGTAATAAGGCTTGCACCAGAGCTTTTCAAGTATCTTGATGCGAAAAACGAGCGTAAGCACGAACTTTCCATGCAGGATAAGGCTATTGAGTTCCAAAAGCTTAAAGGCGACCAACGAATAGAGGAAATCTCGGCCCAAGGGAATGCTGACTGGAATACAGGGGCATTGGACGCGCTCAAAGAGGCGATAAAGGGACAAGACACACCTTCGGGTATTAAGTGGATTGACGGATTCTCTAAGCTTATGCGACCCCTTATAACGTTTCAGTGGGTAGTCCTGCTTTACCCCGGCGTGATTATTGCCAGCTTTTACTTAATGATTCAGGGCGGTACTCCTGTATTGGAGGCGATTAAAGCATCCTTTGGCCCCGAGGAAAAGGCCCTTGTCGCTTTCATTGTAGATTTCTGGTTTGTCGGTAGAGTTTTGGAGAAGGGTAGAAAATGAGTGAGGTTCCCGACAATGCCGTATCCCTGGCAAAAACCTTTGAGGGCTTTTCATCGAAACCTTACATATGTCCTGCGGGTTTTTACACTATTGGTTTTGGGCATCTGTGTAAAAAAGACACTCCACCTATTGATAAGGCTCAAGGGGAAGCTCTTTTGAAGCAGGATTTAATCACGGCACTTTTAGGGACGGCGAAATATTGTCCCATCCTTCTCACCGAAAACAAAGAGAAGTTCGGGGCTATCATAGATTTTGTCTTTAACCTTGGGACAGGGCGCCTTCAAACCTCAACATTGCGAAGGCGAATTAACCAGCGGGATTGGCCGGAAGTCGTGAAGGAGCTTTTAAGATGGGTCTATGGCGGTGGAAGAAAATTACCCGGTCTTGTTGCAAGAAGAAAGGCAGAATCATTGTTTTTTTAAGTAACCCCTGGGCTATGCAAAACATGCCTCTACATAGTCCATAACCGGCGAGCATGATAACCCCCGGGGGCGTGCCGGCCTTCTTTTCTCCCCGGATCGGTGCGTCCCTTTTCCTATTGACATTACCCTATTTTTCGGTATAATGGATTTCAGGCAGGCAGATAGCCAAAAAGAAAGGTAGGTAGAAAGATGATAATTAAATTTAAGAGTAACGCTTCATGGGTGATATTCGGCGAAGTAGACCATGTTGAATATCGAGAGATAAAGGAAGATTTAGACAAAATGGCGATGTCGTCAAGCGTATTGAAGTACGCTCCCCCCGGCGATGCCGCTGCTGGGACGTGGATAGGGTTGTCGTTCTTCACAAAAAATATGACTGAGGCTACAGAGATAATTGCCTCAACTCCCATTTACCTAATGAACGATGAAGGAAGGACGGTAGAGACGATATGAGTGAAACACTCAAAGAAATGCTCGCCCTTCTTGAAAGGAAGTGGAAATTAGAGCGGGAAATAACCGAACTTAGAATAAAACGAGACCGGTTACTTAGGTAGTTTAACAAGGCTCTGCCTGCCTAAAAATAATTCTTGCAATCCTTTTTAACTGAGAGTATAAGTAGGCTGCTTTGATTGATCTTCATCAGGTCCGGCCTCGGCAAGTGGCTCAGGGCCTTCACCCCTGGGCCAGCCTGATGAAAAATAACGCTGTGAAGGAGCGTATCATGCCAACAGAAAAAAACTCCACTACCACCCTATGTATAAGATGCAAAAATGAACCGATAAAATGCTTACAAAGGCGGCTCGGGGGGAAATGCTACCATCAAGTCTATTTGGCCGGCCAGCTTCATGAATACCCCAAAATTTTTAATCTGCCTCGCCGTACTGATTGGGCGTCTAAATATGGCGAACTCTTTCTTGCCGATATGGAAAAACTCCGGCAAAACATTGCCGTTACATTACAAGAAATAGGAAATAAGCATGGGCTTTCGAGGGAGCGTATCCGACAAATATTTAAGTTGATATATGGCCATGACTATTCTAATGATTTCAGAATAAAAACTGTTATCCGCACGGAGGCAAAAGAAAGAAGAAGAATACTTAAATATGATCCGAGATATAAGGTTAAAACTTATTCCAAAGGCTCCCGTCTTTACAAAGGGGCGTTGACAGAGGAGTTAATATTTAATAAATGTGTTTCGCTTAATTACGAAGTAAAATTATCGCCTACGTGGAATATTGATTTGATTATTAATGACTACCAAGTAGAAGCCAAGTCTGCCCATATAGCCGCAATAACATCGCCGAAGCAGATAACGCCATTATACCATTTTACATTGCGGGCATCTCAAGATAATGTTGATTTTATTATCTGTCACGCAGTTCCTATAAATAAAATATTTATTATTCCTCGAAATATTTTTCCTAAAAGCCGGCATCTATATATTCCAGAAAAAAGCGAGCATTCGTGGAGAGCTCATAGAAATTTTATTCGTCATAGTAAATCTAAATATTACCAATATTTAGACGCATGGCACTTATTAGCGAGATAAATTTTTCATTTTAGGCTTGACACAGTTTTAAATTCGTGTATAATGACATCCAACTTGAAAGGATCGTGCCTTTGAAAACACACACATTGAAATTAAGCCAGAACCCCGCAGGAGGGCGGAGCCTTCCCGGTCGAGCCGCACGATCTTCTGCGGGTGTTTCTGGTGCCTCAAGCAGCACCTGCCGCATATCAGGTCTGCCACCCACTTAGCTGGAGTGAGCACGGCTGGAATAGGCAGGTAAGCCACTTCATCCTATGCGTAGGTTGGAGTGTTGGGCAAGCGGTACGGGAGAATTAGTGGAATGGAACCACGCAGGGTGCACCGCAACATAGACTGAAATGCCGGTTCGAGCCCGGCATTCTCCCCTTTATTGGAGAGTTGGGCGAGCATGGCTTATGCCAACGGTCCTGAAAACCGTGGGCCGAAAGGTCCGGGGGTTCAAATCCCTCACTCTCCGCTTATGATCTTTGACTTAAGATAGGCCAGTGGCGTGGTAGCCTGACAGGGAGAAATTGGATGGCCGGAAGGCTACCGGATTCGTAGGGTTCGATTCCCTGCCCTGTTGCATACCAATGCCTGGCCTAACAATCAGCCGCTTGCTCAGCGAGGGCATGAATATGCTGTATATGCTCGCGGTGTGCAGGAGTAATACAGGATGGACATGAGCGACCTGGCGGTGGGCGGCTTTTAAAATGATGGGAGGGAAGTATGGAACTAACGGATGGACAGATTCAAGCGGCGGTTAATTGGTGGGCTGATAAAGTAGCTCGGCCCAAGATGGACAATGGCGACGATTCTCCCGCAGGTGGCATTGGAATGATGTTGGGAATGTTACTTGTGAAGCCGGTAGCAAGCGAGCAACAAGAAGTTTTTAAGGCCGCGCTTAGCAAAAAGCTGAAAGAAAACGGAACTCCCTGGCTTAGCGTTGACTACGGCCCCGACAGGCTTCTCGGCGAAGCAATGGAAGAAGCGGGTATATCCCTGCACAATGCTCCCTGGAAAACAAGCATGAGTTTTTACGATGGCAAGGTTACAGTTTCTTATGGGTACGGAGCCCCGTCTGTGCAGATTTATCCGTTGCCTGAAGCAAGCAAGGAGCCCCCATGCGCGGCACAGTAGCAAAGCGAATCAGGCGGGAAGTTTACGGGGAGCAATCGTTGCAGCAGAAGCGGCGGTATGTAAGCGAGACGGTTGAAAAAGTGTTTAAGCGTTTTGACGAGAAGACGAAAGAATTTAAGGCGGTAAAAGTCAACCGTGGGATCATCAAGAACATCGGCCTTCGTCAACAGTACCGGGACGCGAAGAGGGATTACAAGAGGGGGTTATAATGGCAAACTACTTAGTGACACTGGAAAGATGGGATAGCGGATTGTTTGGCGGTTCGTGGTCTAAGGTGGCGTTCTGGATGCCAGTAGGAAAGAATGGCAAGAAGCGGAAGCCGGTGCTTGTAAAGCCTACGCGGTGGCAGCAGTTTGTAACTTTTATCTGCTCATGGGGGAGATGATGGACCCGAACGAAGAGTTGGCGGGGTACTTGAAGATACCGTGGCAGAAGCAAGACGTGGAATATGCCGAAGGAAAGACAATAATTAACGACAATCCTAATTTCACCGCCCCCGATGGCATAGTCCTGTTGCTGCGGGAGATGTGGAAACGTCCTGATTATTGGGAATTCCTGACTTATTTGTTTAGCCATTACAAGCCGAAAATAAAATTCAAAGATATTTATGTTCCCATCACCGACACCACCGGCAAATTACGAGACGCCGCCCTGAGCTTCTTCAGGGAGAGGGAGGGGAAATGATGCCAGAACGCAACTGCCTACACGGGAAAAGTCATTTTGAAGACTGGCCGGATGGCGGGCAAATTGAGGTTTGCGATCTCTGCGGCATGTCCCGCTATCATTGGGAGTGGGGAGAAAGCGCATGGATTGTGATTCTGGACATTCCGACAGCACGGCAAGTGTTGCAGGACGCCATAGATGAGATTTCGGGAAAGGTAACGCCATGAGCCACGAGACCATAGACAACTTAGAAAAGAAAATTGCCAGCCTGCAAGCCGAGTGCGAGTACTGCCCGATGAAGGCTGACTACGCCAAGAATTATGACATGAAGCTGGCGGAGTTGAATACGAAGCGACTGGCGGAGATAGACAACTTGCGGAAAGAGAACCTTGCCATGAAGGCGGCGATAGGGAACCTACTGTCCAACGCCGTAGCCGCAAAAGATATTGAGAGAACAGATGGTCGATGTGGGTGCACTCATGTACTACCAGACGATCTCAACGCCCTCGCCGCCTTCCTGGACGGGATGAAGAAATAGGAGGATGTATGACAGACACAGAAAGGCGATTACGGCAGCAGTTATGGCTTGACCACGGATGTGAATTGGATGGTCCTGGAAATATATATGGTGATGACGGAGAAATGCAATGCCATAGCTGTGGAAGTGATTTCCTCCGGCAATCTCTATCGTGCATAGCCGAGAATATAGATAATCCGCATCCCGGCAACTTTTTTAAAGAGAGAGGAAAGGAATAGCCATGCCTAACCAGCCGTCATACATGAGCGAGGAACAACCCGAACAAACCGCCTGCTATATTTGCCACAGGCCGCTTTACAGGATGCCGGATGGACGAATAATAGCGCAAGGGATAGCGGGAGATCATATCCACCAGGTTGACCGCCGCCGTCCTGAAATGGCATGGAAGCGGAAAGAGGTGGATGAGTATTTAGAGGGGGTGAGAGAATGATAATCACTAATTACAATGAAGTTGGGGATTGCGTAGGCACGCAAGAAATAAACGATACAGCCATTCCTTACATCATCGAAGCACTGAGGACATACCAGAAGGCAAATCGTATCCATAATGATAGTGAGGCTGCTTTATTTGAGCAGGCCGAAGAAGCACTGGGGATGCTATGATGAAACTACACAAGGGCCTAAACTACCGTTGCCCAAACTGCGGAGCCCTGTATGCCCATAAGTGCGAGTGTGACTGCGGCAGCAAGAGGCCGATGGAAAAAATTAAGGGGAAAGGGGAAAGCGATGAAAAAGGCAATCATTGAATGGTTGGTTGAGCGGTACTTGCCAGAGTATCATTTAGTTAAGATTCGGAAGCGGAAGGGGGAGAAGAAGGATGAATGAAAACGAAAAAGTAGAACAAGAGACAATGGTGCCTGCATTGGCAAGTGAAACGCTGATTGCCATTGCTGAGCAGGCAGAGCGGCGAATGGATGCCGTTGTGAAGATCAAGAAGGTGGCATTGAAGGCCACGAACGCCCGCGATTGGGCGGACCAGAACGGCAATCCTTACCTTCAGGTCAGTGGATCGGAAAAGGTAGGCCGTATCTTCGGCGTATCATGGCGTGTTGGGGAGCCGGTCATGGATGTTTTAGAAGGCGGCCATTTTCAATATACCTACCAGGGAGAGTTTTCCCTTGCCGGAGCCTCGATAACCGTTATCGGTACCCGCTCAAGCAAAGACCCTTTTTTCAAGCGGTACGATTACTCAGAAAAAGACGAGAACGGTAAAGGGAAGAAAAAGGAACTACCTCCCTCTGAGATCGACAAGGGCGACGTTAAGAAGGCAGCCTATACCAACTGCATAGGCAATGGCATAACGCGGCTCCTGGGCATTCGTAGCTTGACGTGGGCTGATTTGAAAGAGTTTGCTGACATCAGCCAAGAACAGGTTACAAAGGTAGACTACAAAGACAAGGGCAAGAAGAAAGACGACATAAAAACAGAAGGCGCTCAAAGCGTAACCTGTACCGTTGCAGATGTCCGGCAGACGACGAAGAAAAAGGACGGCACCTTGATGAAAAGTCCGCTCTTTACCGTTATTACCGCCGACAAGAAGGAATACAAGACGTTTTCCGAATCGCTGGCGAAGCTGGCAAAGGAAGCGATGGAGGCCGGCGTTATGGCGACCATCACCTACGAGGAAAGCAAGTATGGTCTTGACCTTAAAACCCTTGTCCACTGCGTGCCGGAACCGGGGGAGCGTGAACCAGGGGCCGAAGGATGATAATCGAAAAGATAATGGCCGCACAAGAGGCCAAAATAAAACAGTATCCCGTGAATTCCAATAGGGCAAGCGAGCTCGGTCATCCATGCCTTTTGTATCATGTATACCAACGAACCCGGTGGCAAGAACGCACCCTTCACGATGCGCGGGTACAATTAATTTTTGGGATGGGCAATGCCGTTGAAGACTTGGCAATGCAGGAGCTTCGAGAGGCAGGCTTTACAATCATTGAGCAGCAGCGGCCTTTCTCATGGCCGGAATACCAGATTACGGGCTCGGTTGACTGCAAGATTCTGCTTGACGGCGAGGCCCCTCCTGCCGAAGTCAAATCTTGCTCCCCGTATATGTTTGACAAGATCAACGCCATAGAAGACCTGACGAAAGGGAAATATCTTTACCTTCGCAAGTACCCGGCGCAGCTTACCCTTTACCTTCTCATGGACAACAAGGAGCGGGGCGTGTTTCTGTTTAAGAACAAGAGCAACGGGCAGTACAAGGAAATATGGATGAATCTTGACTACACGCTCGGAGAGACACTTTTAAAGCGGGCCGAAGCAATCAATAAGCATGTGGCGGAAAAGACGCTCCCGGAGCCTCCTGAATACGAGGCTGATATGTGCGACAAGTGCGGCTATGTCCATATATGCCCCGTTCTTCACGTAGGGAAGGAAGCCACGGTATTGGATGATGAGGAGCTTGCCTCTCTACTCGCGGAGTATGAACGGCTAAAGCCATATGCGAAGGACTACGAAGCCCTTGACCGCACCTTGAAAGATAAGCTTTCAGAGAAAGATAAGGTCTTAGTGGGAGACTGGTTCATCACGGGCAAATGGGTTGAGAAGAAGGCTTTTTCCGTGGCCGCCGGGAAGTATTGGCAACGAAAGATCATGCACATAGACAGCCTAAATAAATAACGAGGGAGGAATTATGGAAAACGAAGAAAGAATCAGCATTGCGAATCTCAAGGAGGGGGCAGCGATTGAGCGTTTTGATCTTGCCCTTCAGGAGGTCTTGGACAATATTCAAGACCCAAACACGGACGCCAAAAAGGTGCGGACGGTCACACTCAAGCTGTCACTTCAGCCTGACGATGACCGGAATGTTGGAAAGTACACCGTGAGCGTCATTTCCGGGCTGTCGCCCGTTAAACCCTTCGCCGGGAATCTCTTTATGGGACGGGACCGGACCGGCAGAGGACATGCGACAGAAGCGGTATCGCGGCAACAAGACCTTTTTGCGGAACCTAAACCTCAACAGCATGACGGCGACAAGGTTTATAAGCTCGCCGGGAAGGAGTAAGCCATGATCCAGAAAGCACTTGAGTATATTGTTGGCATGAGAAAAGCGGAGCGTTTCGATGTGGACGGTCGTCCTTACTTCGACAAGGGGCTCTGCCCTGTACACGCGCCTATCCCTAAAGCCCTGACAATAAACACGCTCACCGGGCTCGTTGATTACCTGAACGCGAAGAAAGACTTCTCCGGCGCGGTCTTTCACGGCATGATTTACATCGAGGGGCATGACACGGTTTCCTTGATTTCCCCGCTCAATGTGTCCGGTTTCATGGAGCGCAGCGAGTATCTTCACGCCCGTCATACGCAGCCCGTTTTCTCTTTCGGGCAATACTATGATGTGGAAAATTTCATCATCGCGTTGCAGGCCATGTTCGTGCAGGACGAGGCCACGGCGCAACTCCTTAAGATCGTCGGGAACCTGAAGGATGAAACGAGCGTAATCACTAAGGATGATGGCGTCACGCAGGAAGTCACCGCAAGGCAGGGGATTTCCATGGTCGCACAGGTCGCGCTTCCGAACCCTGTAACGCTCCGCCCCTTCCGTACCTTCCGGGAGATCGCGCAGCCTGCAAGCTCATTCGTCTTCAGGATTAAGCGCACGAAGGACCAGGCGCCGGTGTGCGCTCTATTCGAGGCAGACGGCAAGCAGTGGCAGATTGAGGCGATCTTGTCTATCAAGGAGTTTTTGGCAAACGCATTGCCGGACGCGACCATCATCGGGTAAAGGAAGGCTCAAGGCATGGCCCAACACTACCAAAGAAACACCGTATCCGTGACAAAATGGTGCGACCATTGCGGTAAAATTACAACCAAGTCAACGACCGCCGAATAGGAACCTGCCTTGAACCGCATGTAACCGGCCTGAGTAAGAAGCAGGAGAAGGCGGCAAAGAAGAAGGCTGAGGCCGAGCGGCAGCCAGAGCTTTTCGGGGAGGAGCGGTGAAAGACAAGATCATACACGAAATGGGGATAGCGGAAAGCAAGGCATGGGAGGCGTTGAGCGGGTATAAATTCTGGATGTTTGGCTACCATGCGGCAAGATGGGTAAATCTCAATGCGCTGCTCGTCAGTAGCGATAAATTTAAAAGTCCTTTCTTGGCCGCCGTAAAATTAGCCCGAACAAAGATTGATCAGGAGACAGGCAATAATGACCGTAAGGGCGGCGATCTTTTTGGGGAGGGAGAATGAAAGATTTAAAAGAAAGCGCAAAGATAAAGAGGAAAAACAGGGCGAGAAGCAAGATTTCTAAGGCCAGCCGGAAGAAAAATAGAAGGTGAAACCATGAGCGACGTATGCGATAGTTTAGTTTCCGGCAACCACATGACACTAACAGGCGGCCAATACCTCCTGAGGGCTAAATTTTTACTTGAAGAAGAACAACAAAAACCAAATCCTGATAACGCGCTGATTGGTTTCGTCTGTGAGTCTGTACGGCTATGGCGGGAGATTGAAAACAGAGAGGTTAGGCCATGAGCGAAATACAGACGTTTGATTTTCGGTGGATCAACGGGAAACGTGAATGGGGGGTATGTGTGAATGGAGGCTTTTTAGCTGTGCCTGACCACCTTGCCGCCATAGCCGAGAAGGACAAGGAAATTGCCTATTATAAAGACCGGGCATGTTGCGACCCCGACAATAAATGGGGGCATACGCCTGATTGTGGAGCCCAGTGGGAAGATAGGTATTCTGGCCTTGAACATCGTGCCGATGACTTAAGGAGGGAGATCGCCGAGCTAAAGGCCGAGCTGAAAAAGAACTTTAAAGAATCGGTGGCGGTTATACATGACTTGGGGGCAGAAAAAATATTGCTTGAAGAAAGACTGAAGCTTTTCAACCCCTGCGGCCATACAGGGGCCGAATCATCGGCCTGTGGGGTTTGCGGCTATCCTGATTCTCGGAAATTGATTGCCGAACTGAAGCATAAAATCGTCATCCTGCAAAATGAAGACGAAATGAAAGTAAGGTCCTGGATGGCCTCAAGTAAAATCTGCGTGGACGACCATAACAAGTTGAGCGAAAAGGTGGCCCTTGGCGCCAAGCTCCTGGCCGCTCAGCACGACCGGAACATGGAGATGGAGACCGCCCTCACCCGTATCCGTAACGCTATAGGCGACGAACCGTGTAACGGATGCACCTGGGCGCGGGGCGTTGCGGAGGCGGCGAAGGAGCAGGCCATAAAGGTGGCGGAATAATGATCTACAAAATAACCCCAACCCCAGAACCAAGGATGACGAAATCCGATCGATGGAAGCAGCGCCCCTGCGTCATGCAGTACCGTGCGTTTTGTGACGAGTGCAGGGCGGCCAGGGCCGTTGTTGACCCCGGCGACCACGTTATCTTCTACCTCCCAATGCCGGGCTCGTGGAGCGGTAGGAAAATGATGAGGATGATCGGCACGCCGCACCTATCAAAGCCCGATGTCGATAATTTACTTAAGGCGTTACTTGATGCTTTCCATGTAAACGATAGCCATATATGGGACGTGCGAGCTACAAAGGTGTGGGCGCGGACGGGGGCGATTGAGATTTTAAGAGGGATAGCGGTGAGTGTGCCGCGAATTATCGCGGGAGGATAGCGATGGATGAAAACGGCTGGCAATCTCTTGAGGACTTTGCCGACTGGCTGCGGGATAACCAGCAAGACATGCCGCCGGAATATGTCAAGATCGTTGATGAGCATTTTTGGGAATTGGGGGAGGATAAGGACAAGAAATGTACTTAAATACTATGCACATAAACCAGAAAGCCCCGCCGGGGGTCTTCGGCGGCGCCATGTGTAAGTGCCAGGTTTGCCAGAAGAAGTATTGGAATAACCCGCCACCGACCAACGACGCAATTGAAGCGTGGCAAGAAGGACTGGCAGAGGCTATTGAGAAAGGCATAATTCCCCTTGACACCGGGAAAATTGGGGCGTAGGGTGTAGGCAAGAAAGGGAGCGGAACTCCATGACGGACAATCAATCACAATTTAATAGCCCAAGAAAGGCCCCGTATCTGCTTAGGTAGGATGTTCCGCTCCCGCCTATCGACAATATGGGGTCTTTTCTTGGGTGTTTATGAGGGGTAATCATGGCCCGGATACGCACTATTAAACCAGAGTTTTTCCTTAACGATCAACTGGCACAACTTCATCCCCTTACCCGCCTTCTTTTTATCGGTCTTTGGTGCCTCGCAGACAAGGCCGGAAGGCTGGAAGACAAACCCCAGAAAATCAAGGTCCAGGTGCTTCCCTATGAAAAATACGATGTCAATGGGGAATTGGATGTTTTAGCAAAAAACGGCTTTATTGTGCGCTACTCTGTGAAAGGCGTTAAATTTATTCAGGTTTCAACGTTTGAAAAGCATCAACGGGTACATCACACCGAGAAGGAATCAGAAATTCCGCCATGTAACGGTGATTTATCCGTTATTCAACCGTTAAAAGACGGTGAAACACCGGACCTCGCGCGTATAGATAGTATCATGGAAGGGAAGGGAAAGGAAGGGAAGGGAAAGGAAAGATATGGCGACGCTATTATGCTGACCAAAAACGAATTTGACAAACTCATCGAACGATACGGGGAAGCGACCGTACAAAAGGCGATAGAAATTCTCGATCAGTATGTCATGTCAAAAGGAAAAAAATATAACTCCCATTATCACACCCTTTTGGGGTGGCCGGTACAACGAGCCATAGCAGAAAATCCGCAGGCAACCGTTGATGCAGAATGGGGCGTAAGGGTAAAGCAATGACTGTAACTGAATACCTCCACAACAAAGGAATCCAATACAAGCGCCGGGGGGATACGGCAATATTCAACTGTGTGTTTTGCGACGACAAAGAAAAAAAATTCGGTATAAGCTTGATCGACGGTAGCTGGAATTGTCTCCGGTTAAATCATTGCGGGAGGACGGGAAACTTTTCCGAGTTTCAGGTTCATCTTGGGGATAAGCCGATATATTTACATAAGAAAGACACTTTCATCAACAGAAAAGAAAAGACCTACGTGAAACCGAAGACGATTGTAAAAAGTCCTACGGACAAAATAGTTGAGTATTTAAAACGTAGGGGCTTTAATAGTGAAACCATTGAACATTTTAGGTTTGGGGCAGAGAACGACGATACCGTTATGATTCCGTATTATCGCAACGGCGAGCTAATTAATGTGAAATATCGCTCTATTACTGACAAGAAGAAAATGCGGGTCGAAAAGGACGCAGAGGCAATTCTGTTTAACCGAGACAATATTTATGACGATAAGCTGACAATATGCGAGGGTGAATATGATGCCGCTGCTCTTTACCAATACGGAATTGACGCCACTTCGGTGCCAAACGGAGCGCAAGGGATGGGATGGGTCGATACGGAATGGGAATATCTGGAAACATTTTCATTGATTTACCTGTGCTTTGACAATGATGCCGCAGGACAAAAAGGAGCCCGTGATTTAGCCGTCAGGTTAGGTGAATGGCGATGCCAAAATGTTATTTTCCCCTACAAAGATGCGAATGAATGTCTGACTAAAGCGGTGCCAAAGGGAACGGTTCAGGAATGTTTTGCCAAGGCTGCCGATTTTAGCCCTGAAACGCTTGTTGCGCCCATGTTTTTCCACGAGAGGGTGCAAAACTTATTCAAGCAAGGAACTGGCTTATTTGGCATTCCTACTCCCTGGGAAGAACTGAACGCGATTCTAAAGGGGTGGCGCCCTGGGGAAGTAACAGTATGGTCCGGCCGTAACGGGTCTGGCAAGTCAACGATTTTAAACCAGGTTTTCATCGAGCTGGCAAAGCATAGCATAGCCTCTTGTATTTATTCAGGAGAAATGCCGCCTGAAAGATATTTACGGTGGGCCATAATTCAATACCAGCAAAATAACGCACCTTCCCCCGACAAGATACAAAGCACTCTAAAATGGATGTCGGAAAAGGTATACATCCTCAATGTTACCGCGATTATAGACCCGGAAAAGTTGTTGAATGATTTTGAATATGCTGCCCGAAGGTACGGGGTAAAGCACTTTATCGTCGACAGCCTTATGAAAGTGAAATTTAAAGACTCAGACGAATACCGACAGCAACAGGATTTCGTATCCAGGCTTTGCGGCTTTGTTCAGAAATTCGATAGCCATATTCACCTTGTAGCCCATCCCCGGAAAACCGAATCAGATGACGATGAAACCGGGAAGGTTGATGTTAAGGGATCGTCGCATATTACAGACCTTTGCCATAACGTGATTGTTTTGTTTCGGGTAAGCGAAAAGAAGAAAGAGGCATTAAAGGCAAAAAAGGTATTATTTCCAGCAGACATGAAGCTATTCATTAAAAAGAACCGGGAATTTGGGATAGAGGGAAGTGTCAATATGACCTTTAACGAGGCGACCAAGACTTTTTCAGATGGAGGATAAAATGGAAGAAGAATTAAAGTGTTCAGGGTGCGGTGAGCCGAATTTACACCATGACCGGATAGAGATATTTGACCGGGGAGAAGATGCCGTGGACGGCCTGCACGTTACGGTAACTTATCGGCAAGTAAAGACCGACAGGAACCTTTCTGGGAATCCGAGCAGTCGCCGGGACGGGCTTAAGGTTTACTTCTGGTGCGAACACTGTGAGGCAATTACAGTTTTATCTATAAGCCAGCACAAAGGGACGACCTATCTTACACAGGCCGTAAAAGAAACGAAACAATCTATCATCGTCAATGACAGCAATCCTCTTGAAACCATAGAGGAAATAATCAACCGGTGTAAGGGGTTGTCAAGGAAATAGCTCGACCCGGAATGGCAAAAACAGAGGGGAAGGGAGGAGAAATGAAAAAAGTACACTACTGGATTGACGTTCCAATGTTCATCGTGTTTGGCATACCTACGTTTTTCATATCGTATGCTGTTTTTGTAATCAGGGCGGCATATGCCGGGGCAGAATGTTATTTTGACAAAGAGGTGTTTATCAGGAGATACACAGGGAAAAAGGAGGGGTAAATGTTCATCGAAACAGACAGTAAGTATCAAAGCGGATTCGAGATCAGCAACTACAGGGGCAAGATCAGCCTAATAGCTGCCAGGGAGTACAAGGACAAGGTTTATCAGAAGTGGGGTGAGCTGGAAATCGGGAAGGATAAGACAAAGCGGCTCCCGGTGTCCGTTGAACTGGGCAACAGTCCCGAGGAGGCCATAAAGACCCTCCAAGCCACAATAGAGTTTATCAAGGCGGGGAAGTGGGAAGAAAAACCGTTTTTCTGAAAGGAGAACAAAATGCCAACAAGTGAATTGATAAGCGGTAAGCCGGTTTGCGAGGGATTGGAGAAGGTGGAGGAATTGCCGGAATTACTAATGGCATGGATGGAATATCCTTCCGATCCCATAAAAGACAAGCTCAACGAACTCATCCGGGTAGTCAATACACTGGTTGAGTTGAAGAATGGGGAAGCCAAATGACCGAGAAAAAGGTGGTTTGTAGTAAGGCAGATTGCAAAGTAAAGTGTGAGCATAAAGATCCCCATGAACGGGTATTCGTTTGGTTAGCCGGTCATGCGGGGAAGTGGTGTACGGAATGGCAACGCTGCGATAGCGTTCCCTCCCGCTGCACGAGGGTAAAGCCATGACAGTTAGGAAACTAATTTCTTTGCTGAAAAAGATGCCCCAAGGGTTACAGGTAGGGGTGTCTGCGCATGATAATTCGGAATGGGAGGTCGCTGGTTGGCCAACCGGTGTTTTTTTGCTGGATAAAGGGGAGATAAAATGCCCGGATTACATCGACGAGGGAGGGCGGGAATGTTACAATGGATTGGCTAAGAGAACCGTAGTCATTCACTGTTAGAGAGGAGCACCCATGACCCCCCTGCTATCCAAAATCAAGGCCGATCACGACGAAAGCCTGCGAGAAATCTTCATAGGCTACGCAAAGTTAGGCTATTCGATGAGGTTTATGGCCGTGTGCCTGGGCCTGTCGAGGTCCTACGTGCGGGAGCTTTGCCATGTGTACGGCTGTAGGAGATACTTCATGCCGGCGAATTATGTCAAAGAATGTAGAGGTGGCCCTACCGCTGAGACTTGGCGGGGAGGGTGGACTAAGGGGAAAAGGAGGAAATCATGGAAGCAATGATGATTTTGGTAGTGATTTTGGCAGCTATCGGCTTTTTTGGCGTGGGGATGCTATGGAAAAGCAGAGAAGTGCTTAGGTGGCGGGTCAGGTGGATTGAAATGGAACACGATCTTGCAAGGTTGCAGGGACGAGAACCAAGGACCATTGACGATGCTTTCCGGCGGAAAAGCAAGATCAGGTGGGATTGGCAGGTTTGATGGCGGGGAGGGTGGCAGAAGGGGAGGAAGAGGAAGGAGGAAACGTGTACGATCTTAAAGAGTTAAAAGCAGCAGCCAACAAAGCCTGTGAAATGGCAATTAAGGACCGGAGCTTGATTGACGGCGCCGTAAATTGGGCAGACCTGAGCTGCATTATGGCCGAACATGCCCAAGACCAAGATGGGAATGAGACGCACCGGGTCTATATCGAGGAGGCATCCCCAGACGCTTCGGATTTACGGCGGTATATTGCCGATAAATTATCGATGATGGGGTATGATAACATTGAGGTAATCACGGAATGGTAGCCAGACGCAACCGCAACCCTCCCGACCCCCAGACCAAGGGGAAGGTCAAGGAGCCCTTCGAGCTGGTCAGGAAGTGCCTCAAGTGCGGGAAGGCGTTTCTATCAACTGGCCGGTTTAACAGGCTGTGTGAGAATTGCGCTGAGAGCAATGAGAGGTCGTATGCGGTTTGAGCATGAGGGGATAGCATGAAGATTATTAGAGTTTTTCCAAGAAAAACCAAAGCCACTCCCGACGATGAAAATGTCCGCATAAACTGTACGCCGTATTTCTTTGACGAAGCCGACGAAGTGCATGTATCGGTTACGTTTAAGGAAGATAAGCCACGGGCTGAGTGGTTGGCTGAGCAATGGAAAGCCGTCGCGTCTACACGGATTGGCGGCCCCGCTTATGATGATATAGGCGGCGAGTTCATCCCCGGATTATACCTCAAGAAAGGCTATGTAATTACTTCACGCGGGTGCCCTAATAATTGCTGGTTTTGTGACGCATGGCGCAGGGAGGGACGGGCGATAAGAGAACTGGAAGTAAAAGAAGGATATAACGTCTTAGATAATAACCTGTTAGCTTGTTCTAAAGAACACCAAGAAGCTGTTTTTAAAATGCTGGAAAAGCAAAGGACAAAAGCAATGTTTTACGGGGCCATGTTTACGGGCGGTCTTGAGGCCGCTAAGTTTACAGAATGGCACGCAGAATGGCTAAAACGTCTAAGGCCCCAAACCTATGCTTTTGCTTATGACGAACCATCTGACTGGGAGCCGCTTGTAAACGCCGCCACGATATTACAGAAGCACCGCCTTGTAGGGCCGGGAGTAGGCCATACATGCCGGGCGTATGTTCTTGTTGGCTACCCAAAAGACACAATGGAAGATGCCGAGAGGCGGCTTAAGCAGGTAATATCTTTACACATCATGCCTGAAGCCATGCTTTACGATAAAGAAATGCACCGCCAGGCAAAAGATGGATGGGTACATTTTCAAAACAAATGGATTCATCCGGCGTTAGTAGGCAGAAAAATGAAACAACAGGCAGCAGGTCTTTAACTTTTAAGCCGAGAGGCACAACAGGAGGAAGGAAGTATGACAAAATGCAGTCTATGCGGTGAACCAATGCCAGAAGGCGAGGAAATGTTTTTATTTCACGGATATAGCGGAAAATGCCCGAAACCGCCGTTAGTTCAAGAGGCCGCGCCGGGGGGCATGGTGGAAAGCAAGCTGGCTCAACTGCATGATTTATCACAAGTGATTGGTGACTTGGCAAGGCAGGCAGCCGCCCGTTTTATGGGAGTTTTAAGGGAACCTGTCCCGCAGGCAGAGCAGGCAGCGAAAAAAGCAGAGAGGCCGGAGCAGCTTGTCCCGGTGGCCGCGCATATAGAAACTTCAATCCATGTCTTAGAGGAAACGGCACAAGTGCTTAGGAGTATGCTCGATAGGTGCGAGCTTTAACCAGATGATGGGAGGGAATATGGAAGATTTTAAAAAATATCGCAGGAAGGGACTTTCGGAAATGAGGCCCTATGTTCTGGGGGAGGACTTGACCGGGGTTAGTGTATCAGCTACCGACGATCCCCCTACAGACATGGGCATGATAGCCCGTAACCCGAAGAATCATGAAGATCGGTGGTATGTTGCAAGGAAGTATTTTGAGGATAATCTCGAACCAGTGCCGCCGGATACCGGGATATGATGATGGGAGGGAAGGAGCGAGGGAGCAGTTATTTACTCCCCCGCTCTGTCCGCTTAGGAGCTGCTACGGGTTAGTTCATCCATTCGCATTTATTGCAGTTATTGTCAGGCCGGGTGCATGGTGATCCGTCGAAACATTCGGGTGTTTCTTTTTTGGCCTGTCCTGAGCAATAGCCACAAACACCGGAATCTATAGCCGTTTTTGTTGGTTCTACAAACCTGCCGCAAGTGCATTTTATTCCCATCTCACTTCTCCTTTCTCCCGTCAGGGGGAGGTTAGGGGGCTTCTGCCGCTTTTGCCTGAGCTTCGTTCAGCTTAAAGGCCGCTTGAAGTTTCTCGTGTGTTTTAGCCGCCTCAAAAGAAACGAACTCCATCTGGTAGCCGTCCGGGTAATGTTCCCGGAAAGTTTCGTGTCTATCTGGGCGTGTACCTTCCAGGATCCCGAGATCATAAGGCATATAGCACTCTGCTGAGCAGGCGTGATCTCCCAGACAAGTCCCATCTTCCGCCATCAAGACGGCGCTGTACCATCCAGATGAGCCGCCGTTATTAAACCCATAAATTACGGGCAGCTCATCTATGGGTTTGTTCTGAGGATTGTGGATAACTATCCGCTTCCCCTGCATCTCAAACAAGTGTTGCGCCTGATAAAGTCTTTCTGCTGCTTCTGTTGTCATAATCTCCTTCCTCCCTTCGTTATGGCCTTAAGGCCGTTAAACCAAATAAATGATAATCGTGCAGGCCGCCAAAACTACCAGCAGCCTGATGACCTCCCTTGCCGCTATCCGGTTTTCGTGCCGGACTATCTTTCGGATCGTGGGGTTATTTGGGGTCCGCATGGGTGGCCTCCTCTCGTTCTGCCGCTCCAACTGCATCAATGGCCAGGTCGATGCGAAGCCATATCTGCTTTTTAAAACCTGCGCTAATTCCCGGTAACGCCGCGCAGGCTTTCAGGATTATGATATCCGACTTGCTGGATACAATTAACCTCCTTGTTGTTTCTGTCATGCTTTCACCTCTAATATAGCCCTTAACGCCTTGATATCGTCGCAAGCCAGCAGGATATGGCCGCGTAGCTCATCCAGGGCGTCGCTGTTGGGCGCTTGCTCTATCAGCATGGCACAAGTCGCCAGGTCAAGCAAGGGCGACTCCATGAGGCCCGCTATCACGTTGCCGCGCTCCTCGTATAGCCGCTTGAGATCCTCCAGCTTTATTGCATCGTCTCTTACGCGGGTGGTCCCGCCGTTCATTATCGTTTCATGCCGTGATTTCCCGTCTGTCGTATATTTCACTTCCATCATTCACCTCCTTCTGCCGCAATGGCGGCCTTTATCCGGGCGATTTCTTCCCCCCACATTTTAGGGGCGTAGTCCTCCATTTTGTCCAGGGCTATTTTACACGCCTCCAAAAGCGCCTCGTGGCTATTGCAGGTGCGGACGATGAAGGCAGCATCTTCCGGTACAACATGCCGCGCAACCCCCTTGCCAGCAGGGACACTAAAAACTGTGCATAATGTGTGGTCACTACCCGGAGTCGTTTTACAACTCCACGGTGTTTTTGTGTATTTCGTCTCCATGTCAATCCTCCTTAACTTACAAATATTGTTTGTGGGTTATGCTTCCAGAAAAATGTTGATGCACTTTTTCAGCCAAGGGATATTGATGTCAATGTTCCTGGATAGCTTTTTAAGCCCTTCCTCGTTTGGCCGGAAGGCATAGCCGTTATTTTTCTGGTAGTGTATCTAGTAATCTCGGCCCTGTTCAAACCATCGATGTTCGTCGTTCGTCATGGCGTTCCTTCCTGCCCGTGGGCGGTTAAAGGTGAGTGTCGAGTCCCGTTTCTTTTGCGAAGGCCCGCTGAAGTCCGTCATTGTAAACGTCCGTCCATACCGCGACCTCGTCACATTGCCAGCCGGTTTTCCGTTTGATGATCTTGCCGAAAAAGACAATGTAAACATCCATTTCCGTAAGGGTTATCTTTACATAATTTATGCCGTTTTTGGCAAGGCGGGAAGGCAATTTAAAGCTCAGATAATCGTCACCTGCCAAGAAATTCTTAGCTCCTGTCATTGTCTTAAACCGACTCCCTCCTAATTGCTGCAAGATATTTACCGCTATTGCCAGTCTTTTGTCCCGTGCCTCGTCTCTCATATCTCCTCCACGTCCACCGCCTGCTGCATGTCCTCCCGGTCGTTAATCCCGAGATCAAACCACTGCCCGATATAATATGCCCGTGCCTCATCAAGGGTAATGCCCGCCGCCATGCTGGTAACGGTCGTCATTCCGTTTCCGTAGGTGATTTTATAGGTCGTCAACGGGGGATATTTCGGCGCAAGCTTTGCCGCTTGCTCAAGGAGTTCCCCTATGATTTGTATGCCTTCAACCCTTGTCATTTCTTCCACGCCTCTCATGCTTTCCCCTCCCTTCGGCTCTTTAGGATTTCCCACTCCCAAGGCTCCAGCTCCCGCCCAACCTCCCAGCCGTCAAAAACATTTAACGGGCAGAGTACCACATCCGGCGCAAACGTCATGCCGCAACCCGGACAATCATTGATGCAATTTTCTGGTTTCATGTGCTCACCTTCTTTCTGGGTCGCCCCGGTTGGTTAGTCCTGTGTTTGAGGTTCAAGGTTTTCTGGTTTCACCCATCGGTGATAATTTCCGTCGGTGAAATTCCCGTAAATCCATACCTTGCTCATGCCGATCCGGTAGACTGTAGCCGGTACGGTATCGCCATTGGCACGGCGGTAATATACCGGCATGAGTCGTTTTACGTCGCTCAGTTTCACGTTCTCCTCTTTTCTCCGCGTAGGGTGCGGACCCGTTAGTGGTTATTACCTCGTGGCGCGGTATAGTCCCCATGCCAAACCGACGAAAATTATCATGTACATCCAAAATATTGTTGCTTCCATGTCTCACCTTCATTTTATTTGCCCTGATAGGCACTATCGTCTGCCCGTAAGCGTTACATATTTTCAATAGCCTGTTCGCACTTGTGATAAAGCAATTCATAAAAATCATCAAGCGTCCCTGCCGTTTTACGCCTGTTCATGTTTTCAAGCTCTGCCTGTACTTCCTTTGCACTAATTTCTTGAGCGCCCTTAATGCCGTAATGCCTACGGATAATGTTGCGCGTTTTTAGTATCGTCATGGTATTTATTCGTAACATAGTCACCTCCCCATACAGTTGGTACGGGCAGGCGGTACTACCTATCAGGTATTTCGACTAACAGGCATTGCGCTACCCTTATGATGGTTAAAGAACTGAATATTTTGTTTGTACCCCATGATCAGGGCAAATTCCTGTTTCAAGCAATCGTGCTCCGGCCTCCGAGACTGATATACCGCATTCATTTCGTAAGGTTGGCGTATATTTATGGCAAATTGGGCACTTTACGTTTTTTGCGATCATGTTACTAAGTTCTCTGATAGTGTAAATCGTGCTTTTCATAATACCCTCCCATAAAGTCTATGATAAGGGCAGCGTACTACCTGTTAGTCAGTTTCCCGCTCTCCCATTCCCGGCGGTCCCTGAAGGCGTCTGGCGCACTCTGCTTCCCTTTTCCGTATGTTCTGGCGGTCTATATTCTGTTTTCAAGGTGCCTGTGTTGCTGTTTTCGATTATTGATGTATGCGGTATTCATGCCATATTATCATAATAATGGAGAATAAGCCGTAACTATGCAATATCGCTAAGTAATATATTTTTAATTATTTTCAGGGGTATGGCATGGCAGGCAATCCGCACGGTTTCACCCCTATTTATCGTGCAGGTATCGCACGGATTTTAAGAGAAATGGCGTAATTGCCTGAATTACCTATCAATTAGGTAGTGCACGTATCGCACGCTTTGTGCAGTTATCGCACAGCTCGAAATGGTATAGGCACAATACTGATATTTTAAGGCATAGTTATGTCAACTAATCAGAATACCGCCGAGCCGAGCGCCCGCATAACGGGCAAGCGTAGGCCATGCAATCACCCCGGTACCACGCTATCCCCAGGACGTGAGACATTGATAGATTGAATGAGAGCTATCGGAACGATCTATGACGATGTGCGTTCATATAGAGAAGTGGATACAAAGTATCCAGACCTTGCATTTTGCAAGGTTAGCAATGAAAGGTGTATGGCTTTGACTACCAAGTAAGTAAGGAAATGGAAACAAGGGGATAAGGGTAAAGAGAGGACGCAGAATGTACCACTAACCCTATCTACTTACTCCGGTATGATGATTTGTCATACCTGCGGCTTTCTGATCCCCTCCACTGTGCCCCTCAAAACTGGCATTGTCCTCCACTTTATGTGGTTTCCATACACCCAGCCACGAGACAAGGTCTGATAACAGTGCTTCTGTAAACCAACTGTAAACTTTGTGCCACCTGGTAACTACCTGAATATATGTAGTAATTGGCGAAGTGGAGGGGAATCGTAACATTATCCCCGTCATTATCAGGACGTGAAGCGTAGCACGATTCCAGCCCCCAGAAAAAGAATGCTTACCCAGACCCCTCCCCCATGACCCGGTTGTTGTGTCAGCCGGGGCCAGAAGTTTCTATCCCCCTACTACCTGCGCTACTAACCCTCCCTTCCAAAAGTAGTCCCTTCCCAAGAGGGTAGGGGATAACCCGCTTTCATTCCTCCTTGCTAAAAAGGGTGTCACCCAAAAATATCTTGACAAACCGGAATATCTGCTATAGAAGCTGTCTATCGTAAGGAGATCGTGATGCTGGTTTCCGTCAAAGAGAGTTCAGGTTTTATCATTCCCTTGAAAAGGCTGTTAAGTAGATACCCTTCGTGGTGCTCTGGCGGTACTGGTACGATTAGAGACACTGGTTAGGAGTAAGTATGCAGAAAAACGAGGAATTTGAGGTAAGAGACCTTCGGGAGAAGTTTTTCATGGTTGACGATGCCTATCTGAATGGATGGGCGAAGAAATGCGGTCAATCTGCCACACTTGTCTATATGGTCTTGTGCCGTCATTCCAGTAGGGATCAGTCGTGTTTTCCTTCTGAGCAGCTTATGGCTGATAAGATGGGGATAACGAAGCGAAGGGTTATCGGGGGGATAAAGACCCTTGAAGCCTTTCGTATAATTCATGTCAGCCGCACAAGGGGAGAAAAGAACGTTTACTTTTTGCTGGACAAGTCCAACTGGATAGACCCAAAACCAAAGACTTATGTCCAGCGTGGGCCTGCGAGGAAGGCGACAAGGGTTGAAAAGAGGGGCGTCAAGGTGACGTGGGACGGAGAGCGAATGCGTCCATTATCTGAAAGAACTTAAAGGGAGGGAGAACAAATGACAAAGAAAAGTACAGAGGCTTTTGAGGTAAGGGACTTAAGGGGTCATGGGAACGTTTCGGAATTCAAACCAAAGACTCTCCATAATTCAGATGTATCCGGAGCCAAGAAAAATGTCAAGGACATTGTGGTTGTCGGTAATGGAGATATGTTCCAACTGCTCTGTAAGGCGTCGAGCCAGGCCGAGGGATGGATGAAAAGCACAAAAGCATGCCAGACTCCACACGGCTGCATCGTACAGGTTACTACCCAGCAGCGCAATATCGACGGCACCTATTCTTTGGCGGAGGCCCTTACCTTTGTCCCCGGCGTTAAAATTGCGGCGGATGTAAGCAGTGGCCGGAAATTAGTTTAGTATGGGCATGGTTAAAGTCACCCGGGAAGGCGAGAGGATGAGGTTGTATGGAACCAGATAGCAAGATCAACTTCGGCGAGACCGCTTTTGTGTATCCGGCGCCGGAAGGTTATCGGGCATATTTTACCCGGAAAAATGGAAAGGGCGCGCTCGTAATGTACGGCGAGATGGAAATTAGAAAGAGCGAGGCGGAAGCCCCCGTTGCAGACGATCCCCGGTGGGTGCCTGCCGAGGGAGATTTCATAATTGTTGACTTCACCCCCCTGGGCGAGAGTCGCCTATGACCACCCGTCTCGGAGGCCGTCCCTACAAGGACGCCGAAATCACCGACAACTTCAACCCGGAGAAAATCCAGAAGGACTTGACCTGGAAAGAGAAACGCCTGGTAAATCTGAAAAAAGCGCAGGCGGCAAGAGCCGCTAAAAGGTTGGCCGCGGCTAACAAGGCAGCCGAACACGGCCCCGACAACCCGAAGCCGGAAAAGGCAGCAACCCAAGCAGCAAAACCCAAGACAGAAGAACCCGACGGTGACGTTAAACTCGCCTACCAGATGCTTCAAGACCTACGGCATGCCTATCGTTTTTCCATTGGTCCAAACGGCAAGAAAGGCCGTTCCCGCCTGCTTGAACTCATGAAGTCCGATGCCGAATTCAAGTCTATGGTGAAAGAGTTGGTGAAGGTGGAAACCAGCCTCGTGGCGGCAAGCATCAGGAAGTCGGGGGAAGGCCCTGGAGGCGGTCCTCAGACACAGAATTTCTTCGTGGTTTTGAAGGGCCTGGAAGACGAGAAGAAGTTTTTCCCATGTGAAGGCGAGGACAAGACCATCGACATGAAGCAGATCAGGAACGCCATTGACCCGGACAGCGGGGCTTATGAGGGCAACACGGAAGCACAGGCGGCGGGGAGAAACGACACGCCGGAACAGTTAATGAGGGTAGCGGAATCCGTTTAGAGGGAGACGATATGGGAGAGGTTGAGGACATCATTGTTCACCGGTTCAGGGACCACGACTTTTATTTTCACCCCAGCATCGACGCGCAGGACTTAATTAAAGAGGTGTTCGGGGACAACTACTGCGTGCTGAAGGAAAATATCGAGTTTCGCAAAGGCGACGTTATCCTGGATATCGGCGCCAACGAGGGCATGTTCAGCATCTTGATGGCCAAGCTGTTTCCGCAGGCCAGAGTTATCGCCCTGGAGCCGGTGCCGCGCACTTTTACGCAGCTCATGCACAACGTCGGCCTGAACGCCTGCGAAAACATATCGTGCTACAATATCGGAGTTGGCAAGCCGGGGGAGATGACGGCTACTGTGAATGTATCGAAAGACCACTCCGGAGGCTCAACGTCTCTATGCGAATTCAACCCGGATCACCATTACCGTCAGCCCATATCGGTCAAGCGGCTTGACGAAATATTTGACCTTTACGGGATAGACAGGTGCCGGTTTCTCAAGATGGATGTGGAGGGCATGGAATATGAAGTCCTGTACCCCTGCACGGTTTTGCCCCGTGTGGACTACATGGGGATTGAGATTCACCTTAACCACCGGCTTGAGTACCAGGCCAGACGGCCAGACGGCCTGCGGAATTGGTTGTCAAGGCAGACGAAACTTACAAGCGTCGAGTTTTGCAATATGGCGGAATAGATGGCGGAAGCAAAGAAGGCATTTCAGGTTTTGTACGATTATTCGGATGCGCCGACTTTGCGGAAGTTTGCCTTGGATAATACGAGGATGCGCTGCGTACAAGGACCATTTGGGTGTATTGCCGGGAGCACCTTGGTTCTTACTGAGCGAGGTCCGCTTCCCATCGCTGATATAACTCAGCCAATGCGCGTTCTATCGTGGAATCAGTCAGTGGGAAAATTCCAGCTTTCTTTAGCCAGTAAGTCGTTCCCAAAAGGTATGGACTATCTATACCGAGTCGTGACGCCGCAAGGAGAATTTGACGCAGCCGGACATCACCGCGTTTTCTGCGCTGATAATAAATATCAACTCGTTTCCACCCTTCGGGCTGGTGATATTTTAGGCGGATATTCTGCTTCCCGCTCAGGGAGATTTTTTTCGGAATTCCCTGTATCGTTTCGTGAAGGTGTTCTCCGTTTCCAGAAAAGAATCTTAAATTATCTGGTGCGTTATGCAAGGTTAGCGTGTCGATATGGTCAACAACTTCTTCGGGAAGCAAATATCGTCCGATCTTGTGCTCCACAGCCAGCCTATGCTCATATATTAGCTTCACCATTCGGTTTGTTCTTTGGCGTGCGTATGGATGATCTGACGGACACGTTACCAGGACATATCCATCTGGGTCAATACGCCTACCCGAAACAAATTGGTGGTTCTTATCATGAGGTTGTGCACCACAATGCAAGCGATCAAGATTGTACTTTTTCGCTATCTTCCTCACGTGTCGCGGCGAGAATCCGACCATTGCGGCAACCTCTACAGACGAAAGTTTCCCATCATATAAAGAAATTACTTTATCAGTTTTTTCATTCATATTTACCTCCCTCCCTATCCGATAGGACTGTTCTATCCGTTACCAGGCTTTCTGTCAAGGAAATTTATTGGGATATGCAGGTAGGGGATACAAATAATTATGTAACGGCTGACGGGACGATCCACCACAACTCTGGGAAATCGAGCGCCATGGTCATGGAAATCATCCGTAGGGCGCATGAGCAGACACCGTCTCCTGATGGTATAAGGCGTACCAGGTGGGCGGTTGTGAGAAACTCATACGGGCAGCTAAAAGACACGACGATAAAAACTTTCCATGACTGGTTTCCTCCCTCTATTTTTGGGGAATATCGCGTTACAGATCATACATATTTTATCACCAAGTTCCCCGGCGTTCATATTGAAGTTATGTTTCGTGCTCTCGACCGTCCAGACCAGGTATCAAACCTTCTTTCACTTGAACTTACGGGGTCATGGTTTAACGAGGCACGTGAAATTCCCAAGGCAATCATAGTGGCGATGGATGGCCGTATAAATCGTTACCCTTCAGAGCGCGATGGATGGGCAACCTGGGCAGGAATAATAATGGATACTAATCCGCCAGAGGAAGGAAGCTATATTTATCAGATGAATGAAATTATAAAGCCCGATAACTGGAAGGGATTTAAGCAGCCATCTGGGCTCTCTGTTCACGCCGAAAACACAAAACATCTTGCAAAGAATTATTATAACGACCTGGCCAAGGGCAAAGATGCCATGTATGTCAGGGTATATATACATGGGCAATATGGTTTTACTTTGATGGGGAGACCTGTTTTTGGCAATTTCAGCGATGGTTATCATGTTGCGCCCCATATATTGGAACCAGAAAAAGGATTGGATTTAATAACGGGCTGGGATTTTGGGTTGACTCCGGCTGTTTCTATCGGACAAATTACTCCCCTGGGGCAATTGCGAATTATTGATGAAATAGTTTCTGAGGGTTCTTTGTTTAGACCGTTTGTAGAAAATCAAGTTCTTCCGAGGTTAAGAGCAAAATATTATGGTATGAGGGTCGTTGGTTTTGGAGACATGTCGGGAACGAACCGCAATCCGACAAGCGAAGATACGTGTTTTGATATTTTACATAGTCAGGAAATTGGATTAAGCGATATAGTGCCTGCACATACAAATAATATGGTTGCAAGACTTGATGCCGTAGATAAATTTCTCAATAAAAACTGGAAGGGAGAACCGGGGTTTGTACTATCCCCTCAGTGTAAACATTTAAGAAGAGCTATGAACGGCGGCTATCATTACGAAAAAGATTTAAAAAGCAAAATTACAGAAGAATACAAGGCCGCTCCTGAAAAAAATTTTAGTTCTCATATTGCCGATTCATTGCAATATCTTGCTATGTATATAGGAGCAAAAGAAGAATCGGACAAACGATACAAGAGCTTCATGGCACAATTCAAGAAGATGGAGTACCGGCCAAGTGTCGGGATTACAGGATATTAGGGGAAGTGTGATGAAAAATATATTTAGCGAAAAGAGCACCGAAGATTTTCATGAAACAATAGATTTCGGCAAGATAACGGATTGGTCGAGATATCCCGGAGAGGTAATTTGTGTTGCACATGGCGACTACATCCCGCGCCACCAGTCGCTGTATGCCGAATGGAGAAAACGGTCCGATGCTTATTTCAAGGCAGAAAGAAAAAAATTAAAGGCACAAGTAAAAAAGGGCGATCTTGCCGCAATCGCTGCTTTGCAGTTCAAGAAGTTGCTACAAACCAGCCTCAAGGGAATGTGTATTTCGTCTTTTGAAGTAAAGAGGACAAACGGTTGAGGGGCCGCTAACAGGAGGACACCATGCCAGAACAAGCGGATCAAATAGAGAAGGAATTCAGCGAACCCCGCCGTAATTCAGACGTTATGGATAATTTTGGGCTCAGGCTCCGCGCTCAGTTTTCCAGTTATGACGCCTACCGCCGGACAAAAGAACTTGAATGGCTGGAATCACTCAGGCAGAAAAAGGGCATTTACGATCCCGATGTTAAGATAGAGCCAAACAATTCCAAGGTTTATCCGAAGATTACCCGCTCCAAACTGAACATCGTGTTGTCAAGGCTCCACGAGATGTTGTTCCCGGAAACCGACAAGAATTGGGAAATCATCCCGACCCCGGAACCACGTGTTTCACGTGAAACCGTGAAGGAAATCGTCCAGTCCCTTATACAGCAGAACCCGGAAACCGGCGAAACCGCCTTGCCGACTATCGAAGACGTGCATATCGCCATAAACGATTTCGTAGAAAAAGCCTGCGGTAAAATGTCGCAGCAAATTGACGACCAGCTTACCGAAATGCAGTACCCGGAAGAAACCAAGAAGGTGCTGCGGTCCGGCCTCGACTACGGAACCGGCATTATGAAGGGACCGCTTATCTCGAAGCGCACAAAGCGCCGGTGGGAGGCGGATTCGGCAACAGGGGACTTCGTAGAACGCACGGACGACGAAGAAGTGCCGTATCTGGAGGCCGTTCGTATATGGGACTGGTATCCCGATATGTCGGTTACGGAAATTGAAAAAATGACAGGTTCGTACCAGCGCCACACCATGACGAAACATGATCTCCGCCTTCTTATAAAGCGTGACGACTTTTACGGCGACATTATAACGCAGTTCCTATCCGACTACCCAAACGGGAACTATGTGCCGAAGAACTGGGAAGTCGATCTCCAAACCATAGAAATAGAGGCGTCAACCGGCAAGCATTCAACCGCCCGTGCGTCTTCCTCGACAAGTTCTGCCGATGCTATGTTCGACGACAACAACGCGGAACGGACAAACCGTCCTTCAGGAAAGAAATACGAAGTCTTGGAGTTTTGGGGCTACGTTGATGGCGCCGATCTTCAGGCTTGCGGAGTAGACATTGAGGACGTGGAGCTTGAATACGGTGCCTGTATTTGGGTACTCGGCAACAAGGTAATCAAGTCGGTTCTGTTTGATACCCCGCTGGATCAGTACAAGGTGTTCTATTACGAGAAGGACGAGACTTCGATTTTCGGGGAGGGACTTGCCCGAATTATCCGTCACTCGGCACTTTCGATAGGAGCAGGTGCCCGTATGGTGCTGGACAACGCGGCCTGCGTTGCCGGCCCGCAGGTAGAATGCAACTGGTCACTCATGACACCGGATACCGACATCAATTCAATTTACCCCCGCAAGATATGGTTCAGGGAGGGCAGGGGCGTAGATGCTCAGTATCCTGCACTTCGGGCGCTTAACTTTGACTCCCACATTGCGGAACTTCTGACCATCATTGACCGCTTCGAGAACTTTGCCGACATAGAATCTACGCTTCCGACATGGCTGATAGGACAGGCCACGAACAACGAGACCGCCCAGGCCACGTCGGGCAGGCAGTCCATGATAACGATTTCCATCAAAGATGTGGTGAAGAACTTCGATGCCTTTACGGAGAAGATTATCCGCGACCTTTATACCTGGAACATGGAATTTAACCCCCGGCAGGACATTAAGGGCGACTACCAATGCAAGGCTCGCGGCGTGTCTTCGCTTGTCATGAAGGAAATAAGGATGCAGGCCCTTGCTCAGTTGACCACGACCTTAACGCCCGAAGAATGGCAATACATCCCCCGCCGTGACTTCTTGGAGGAAAAGCTGAAGGCCCATGACATTATTATCAAGCTCAAAACTGAGGAGCAGGTACAGAAGGAAACCGAAGCACGGCAACAGTCCATGGAAATGCAGCTTGCCGTCGAGATGCAGAAGGGGGAGATTGCTTACAAGCGGTCGCAAACCATGGCTATGCTGTCAAAGGCGAAGGAAAAAGACGTGGCGGCGGCAAAGGACGCAGCTACGCCCATTGAACAGCCGGAATCGGCAGATCCAAGGCTCCAGGAGCTTGAAGTTAAGGCCAAAGAACTTGAGATGATGGGAAAGGTATCGGAAATGCAGCAAGGGGCTGAAGCTCACCGGATGGATATGGCGCAAAAAGACGCTGCTCACCAGACCAAAATGACCATGGAAACGGCAAAGGTCACCCAGGACATGGGAATCAAGGCCCAAAGTGCAGCCCACGGGATGATGTTGAAGGAGAAAATGACAGAGGCAGGCGTGCAGGCCAAGAAAACGGCAGCCAGCAAGCCCAAAAATGAGCCCAAACCAAAGAAAGTCGCCAAGAAGGAGAAATAATGTACCTCGACCCCAAGAAAGCTGATTTGATTTCCGAAATCAACAGCAATAAAAACAACCCTACGTGCCGTAACTTCTCACAACTGCTTGATATCCTGATTGCTGAGGTCAGGGTTGACAATGATACCGCCGGGAGAGATGATTTCCCGGTAAACAAGGGGCGGATCGATGCGTACAAGACCGTAAAGGAATATATCGAGAAAGGGCTGCCTACTCCAAGCAGGCAAAGTTGAACATTTCCCTTGACATTATAGGAATTTAAGCGTACATGGCGAATCAAGGCATAGATAGAACAGTAGTTCTAATGGCGAAAGGAGAGAACCAAGTTGTCACTCTTAGCCGGAATGAGCTTATAGAAATACTGAAAACATTGGAAGGATTGAAAAGAAAAATACAGCCGCTTATAACGAAAACTTAATAGCGGTCTAAACTCAAATTTACACGCTGAGCCATAGGCGACCACGAGAATTAATTTTCTCCGGTCGCCTTTTTTATTTCTACTTAGGAGGACAGCATGACAGCAGCGAAAACCGATGATGAGGGAACATTGGGAACGGCGGGAGAAGCGCTTGACGACGAATTCGAGGGAGCGTTTAACGAGGCCGCTGAAGTTTCCGGGATAAATGCAGAAATAAAGATTCCGGCAGAGGAATCAGCCCCGGTCGTGAAGGCGGAAACGCAACCCGCAAAAGCGGCAGAAGCAAAAGAAGAGCCCGTTGCCACCGCTGCGATAGAAAAACAGCCGGGCGAGACAGAGGAGAAATACGAACAGCGATACAAGACCCTCCAGGGCATTCACCGGAAAGACAAGGAAACCTGGGACGCCCGCGAACGCGAACTATTGTCGCAAGTAGAGGAGGCCAAAAAGCCCAAGACAGAACCCAAGACAGAACCATCACCAGGGAAACTTACAGACAAAGAGGCAGCCGATGCCTACGACTCCCTTAGCCCAGAGGACAAGGAAGTTTTGGCGCAGTACGAGGACGCCTTTGACGTTGTATCAAAAGCGGAAGGTATCAAGAGAAAAGCTGAGTTAGGACGGTTATCGAAAAGACTTGACCAGATCAAGGATGAAATCAGGACTGAAATGAAAGCCGAGATTTCAACGATCCGTGGCGAACTTAACCCCGTTACAAAAAAGCTTGAAGCAGATGATTTAGCCCTTCATTGGGAAGCCATTGAGGCTGCTCATTCTGACTATCGAACCTATGCGGACGGTGGAGAGGGTCATGTCGATCTCATGACCTGGGTAGAGTCAAAGCCGAAATATCTCCAGCCAGCATTGCTGAATACCATCCAGAAAGGAAGTGCGGATGAAGTCATAGATTTGCTGAATGACTACAAACGCGAAAACAACATACCCCTAACCAGCCCGCAAACGGAAACGCAGTCGAATGTCGTCACCATGACACCTAAAAAGGCCGAAAAGAAGGCCGCCCTCAGCACCGTAACAACGAGGCGAGGCGCAGTCGCTACCGGCTATCAGGTGGCAGACGACTTTGAAGGCGCGTTTGAAGAGGCTGTTAATAGATCAGGAGGAAAATAATTATGGCAGCAACAGTTTATGGAGACATCTCGCCCAGGACTGCGGCCTACGTAGTCGTGGAATTGCTCAAACGGGCGATGCCCTATCTGTGCTTGGAAAAATTCGGCCAGAGCAAGTCCCTTCCCGGCAACAAAACAACGTCGATGAAATTCAGGCGGTACAACGCCCTGGCAACTACCGGAACGCGCCTTACCGAAGGCGTGACCCCTCCGGGCAAAAAGCTTACCTCTACGGATGTTAGCGTAACTCTCGCGCAGGACGGCGACTTTGTGGAAATTACCGACATTATTGCCGACACCCACGAGGACGCGGTGCAGCATGAATCCATGGGGATCGTCGGTGAGCAGGCCGCCAAAGTCGTGGAGAAGAATCGGTATGATGTGCTCAAGGCGTGTAGTAATGTTTTCTATAGTAATTCCGTGGCGGGCCGCACATCTGTCGTGGCCGTGATCTCTCGCGCCGACCAGCGGAAAATAGTCCGTTCGCTCAAACGGCAGGAGGCCGGGTTCATCACACAGATCGTAAAATCCACTCCGGCTTTCAACCAGGAATCCATTCTTCCGGCCTATGTCGGCGTGACCCATACCGATCTTGAGACCGACATCCGCAGCATGACCGGATTTACGTCAGTTGTGGATTACGGCAATATGCCGAAGTGGGAAACCGAAGTCGGCGCCTGCGAGCATGTGCGGTATCTGACCTCAACCATTTTTTCGCCCTACGAGGATGGCGGATCAGCGACCACGACCGGAAAACTCACGACTGCCGGGACGAACTGCGATGTTTACCCGGTAATGTACTTCGGGCGCGACGCCTATGGCGTTATCGCACTGAAGGGCAAGTTCGCCATTACGCCGATGGTGTTGAATCCCAACACCCCACGCGGCGGAGATCCCCTTGGGCAGAGAGGGTCGATTGGATGGAAAACGCTGCAAGGTACTGTTATCCTTAACGATTCTTGGATGGCGGTGTATGAAGCGGCATGTACTGACTAAAATCTTTCGCGCCGTGACCATCCCAGCCATGGTGCCAGTTCTACTCATTAGCCTGGGACGACACTTTAACTTAGGAGGACCTAACAATGGCTTACAAGAAATTTGATGACCCGGTTGTATCCGTAGAAGATGCACCGGACAAAGTTTACAACGCCTTCCCGATGGAGTCCATCAGGAGAGCGATTCAGTCCATAACCAACCGCGTAATTGCGGGCACTTCGGGAACTACCGGCGGCACGAGCTTTAACGCCGGAATCGGGACCGGCGGAACTGCGGGGCTGAAACTGGCCTTTGACGTGACGCTTGCAATTAACGGCCAGATGGGCACCATGGCGGCACAGGACAACATCTTCCTTCCCGCAGGTACACAGTCGTCTAACACCTGGGTAAAATACCTCGTGGCGGCTAAATTCGGGACCGGGGCAACTTGCGTCGCGGGCAATGAAGGCGCATCTTCAACGGCGGCCAAGCTTCCCAACTGCCCCGATGGGATGGTTGCGGTAGGGTACTGCGAGTACAACACGACTTCCGGCAAGTACATCCGTTTCGGCGGCGGTACGGCTGGCGGGAACAACGTGTTGTCCGGGAACACCAATGCGACATGCGGAACGGTTTCGGTGATGAAGAACCTGCTTCATATGCCGTTTAGCGAGTAAACTTGGGTGCGGGAAGGAGGTGCATTGCCTCCTTCCCGCTACCCCATAAAACTTGAGGGGAAATTATGACATTCCAGAAGAAGAACAAAGGCGAAGAGTTTTTCACCAGCCCAAGGGGGCATGTCAGGGACAGGATCATCATTCAGGAGTCAAGCGAGATTCCCAAGGAGGGCTTGTTCTTTTCACTGAACGGCTATGCCTTTCTTGCTAAGCCCGGTGTGGAGATTGACCTCCCCCGGCCGGTTCGCAAGATGCTTGACACCCGAATCAGGACGGAGAGCATTACCGGGCAGGATGGCAAGGTCTACACGAAAGACATTCATCGGATCAACTACATTTTGATCCAAGAAGATGTGGACAGCGGCAAAGACGAGACAGAAGGAGGTGCCTCTATGCCTTCCCCGGAAGCTATCGCATTGGCGCAGGGTTCCGTCAACTCCAGGGTGGATTTTCCGTAAGGAGGTCTTAAATGCTCGGCTCCGATATGCTTGCCTATCTCAGGAATGATGTTCTTGACGATGTGGAAGTGCCCTACAAGTGGCTTGACGCCGAACTGATGCGGTTCCTGAATTACGCAGAAGTGCAGGCATGCCGCAGGGCACACCTTCTTATTGACTGGACTACCCCTGTTGACTACGGCACATCCGGCACGGCCACGAGTGCAGGGACGGCGGGTACATCAGGGACGCAGGGGGAAAGACAACTCTGTGTACTTCCTATTACGGCAGACAAGGCAACTTATCTCCTGTCTCCCAAGATCCTCCAGGTCAAGCGGGTGCAGTTCAAGTCAATGACCTACCCGATAAACGGCCCGGTGTCGTATGCTGAGCTCGATGACTTGATGTCGGGATGGTGGGGGACTTCGGGAACGGTGGGGACGGCAGGTTCGGGCGGGGTGCCGACGTTCTTCATTAACGAGCCGCCCAACACCATAACTTTTGTGCAGGCCCCATCCGTTGCGACTACCGCCTACTTGGTAGTGTCCCGCATCCCGCTTATTTCCTTTGTGGCCACAACCCAGCCGGAAATCGAGGAGAAGTATCACGAAGGCTTGATAAATTGGGCCGCTCACCTTGCCTACCTGAAGCCTAACGACAAAACGCTTAACCTGAATCTCGCAGCGGTGTTTGAGAAGCGGTTTACGCAGCAATTCGGGCCTTTGCCCGATGCCTACACGGAAAGAATGAGAAAAACCTTAGCAACACGGCAACGCTTCCGGCCTCGTGAATTCGGAAGCTGATTTTAACTTTCAACCCAGTTGAGCAGTTCACTTACCCCTCTGAAGGAGGAACAAAACATGGCGATTTTAAGAATAAAACAACTCATTGAAGACCTTGAAAATAACACCTCTCTTGTAGTTGGCGACATGGACAAAGTTGCGACAACCGCCGGGAACTCCGGGACCGCTTCAAAGGCAACATCGGCAGGTCGGGCCGGCACTACCAGTGTCGCGCATTATGCCAGTTCGGGCACGGCAGCTTTGGCGGGCACAAACGCGATATTTGCAACAGGGCTCTAACCGTAACGGGAGGAAAGCATTATGGCTTACAGGAATTATGTGACAACGATTCCGTTATGGAAAGATACCGCCGGCACCGGGGGCACCTATACCTCAGATCAAATTGATCTCAGGGAAGCGAACCGGAAAGGAGAATTTACCCTTACCTATGAAGTCGGGGCGTCAGGGCTTGCCGGGACAGCAGCGACTACGAATTTCAAATATGTGGTTTCCGACAAGTCGTCTGGCAATTACCGCGCTCCGACAAATGGCGACAAGGGCACAATCGGAACTGCCGGTTCTGGTGCAGACGGCTCTCAAGGTGCGCTTTCGTTCACGCCCGTTACTGCTCCATTTATGAAGATTCTTGCCGTTATAGGCACAAGCGGGACTTCGCGGATTACTGCGGAACTGAACGTAAGATAGGTGGTCTGAATGGCATGGCCCCCGCGAAAAGTAGTTGAGCTTATCACGCCAAGGCCGCGAGCCGTTGCGGGTACGTCTGGTTCTACCGGTTCTGCGGGAACATCCGGGACTACGGGAACGCCTGGCTCCAGCGGAACATCTGGAAGCAGCGGTTCAAGTTCAACCTCTGGGTCAAGCGGCAGTAGCTCTACTTCTGGGACATCGGGAACTCATGGAACATCAGGCACGAGTGGATCGAGCGGCACTTCAGGAACTTCGGGAAGCAGTGGATCGAGCGGTTCTACCGGATCGGCGGGAACGTCTGGTAGTTCTGGCTCTTCCGGGTCGTCCGGTTCTTCTGGGGTTTCAGGCGCAGCCGGTGCCTCGGGCACATCGGGAACAAGCGGTAGTAGCGGTTCTTCGTCCTCTGCCGCCTACCCGTTCTGGCAGATACTTGCCAGCGAGACCATAAACGTAGGCGACCGGCAGCAATACGTTGTTCATGACACCCTGGATTTGCAGGGCACCATTACGTTAGCGGCAGGAGCACAGTTGGTAGTTCATACATAGACCGGGGATAGGGAACCAATGGCCCGAAAAAAGAAACCCTCATCTTCCTCCCCGGTTTTAATCTTGAGGGTTCTATGGAGGGAATAGAGAAATGGGTAAGATGTATAAAAGCGTAGGGTTTTTCGCAGCATTTAACGAACGCACTGGATACGGGCAACACGCGACTTGCTTTGTCAAGGAACTGGAAAAGCTTGTGCCTGTCAACCGTAACGCGGAAGGGGAAGTCAATATTTCCCTTCTTGATGTCGTGACGGCAGCGCATACGACTGTTAGTAGGCCATATCCGTCAATACTTTACACGGTCTGGGAATCAACGGAATACCCTGTCGAGTTTTTGGACAAGCTTTGTCTTTACGACCAAATGTGGGTAACAACGGAGTGGGAGCGTGCCTGCGGAATTGCCCAAGGCATACCGGAAGAATTCATAAAGGTAGTTCATGAGGGCGTTGACCCGGAAATATTTAAACCAGAGGCCAGCGGCATAGACGAAACCAGGAAGGAATTTCATTTCAACTTTCTCCACGTCGGCCAATGGCAACCCCGGAAGTCTACGTTGGAAATTTGTCAAGCTTTCCTCAAAGCTTTTCCTTTTGACATTGATTCTTATCCTGCGGATATTCTTCACCCGAAATATGAAGATGTTTGTCTCTACCTGTTGGCGGATACGCTCTTTCCGTCTGATACCTACAAATCAACCGAAGAAAGGCTACAAGCCAATGGGATCGCTGATTCACGAATCATACCTATCCATTTTGAAGAGAGAGATCAATATATCAGGCGGCTACAATCAGCCCATGTCTTCGTCTCTTGCAGCAGGGCCGAAGGGTGGGGCCTCCCGATCATCGAATCAATGGCCGTGGGAGTGCCTACCATTGTGGCAAATTGGTCGGGTCCGACAGAATACGCTGGTGATGCCCTTCTGGTGCGGGTCCCCGAATTAAGGAAGCCCCACGGGATTTTCGGAAACTGGGATGTTCCCGGGAAGTGGGGGGAACCAGACTACAACCACCTTGTCGAGGTCATGCGTGATTCTTACGAGAACTACGCTACCCATAAGGCCGCGGCCCTCAAAACCTCCAACTGGATAAGGTCGGAGTTCTCCTGGGAGAAGGCCGCAAAGAAGGCATACGCGGTGCTGGAAGAATTGTCTGCCAAGCCTGAAAGTCGCATTGAAATCCGGGAGGCCCCCAAGGTCGATATTAAGCATAACGCCTGCTTCCTCGTCGATTGCTGGCCGTCCAACCAAGACAAACTGGACACCCTTGCAGAGTCGATTGACCAAATTCATTCATTCGGGATTCCCGTTCTCCTGACATCCCATTTTCCGCTGCCGCCCTCAATCATCCAGAAGGCAGAATACTATCTCTACGAAAAACGCGACATCATGTCGGGCGACGATAAGCCTATCTATTGGCGTACCAGGCTGGATGGCACGACCGAAAACAAGAGGTGCAACGTCGAATATCAAGGCGTAGCGGCCCTGAACTGCGCCCGGAATGCCATAGACTTTTTGAAGAACAAGTACGACTGGCTATACCAGATGAGTTCCGACATGGAACTTGACATGGCCGACTGGCTTTCCAAGGTTCAGGCTTCCCCTAAGCCCATGGTCTTTATGGCCTACGAGGGGATTAAGAACGGGGTTGGCGGCGGTTTGTGGGCGGCAACCTCTGAAATGGCGGACAAAGTTTTCCCGGTTGTGAATTCATGGGAAGAATATGCCGTAAGGTTTCCCGATGTCAGGTTTGTAGTCGAAAGGTGGCTCTACAACCATATTGCAGCAATGGTCAATATTGACGAGACTATCCATTGGATAGAATGCGATACCCGGAATCGCTACGACAACGTTGATCGGACCGTTTGGACGGATGACGAGTTTCAGTGCCACTTTGTTGGAGGCCCGACGCTGAACGTGGTCGGCGTGTCCTGCAATGAATACGATGTCACGTTTGCCAACCCGCAGGACGGCATCGACTACGCCTTGAAGCAGAAGGCCGGGATTATCTCGACAGCCAACAAAAAGTATTACCGCGATTGGGAGATCAGGGCTTCGCTTAACGGCGAGGTGAAGTTTGAACACAAGATGGACTTGGCCGGCAAGCGCGTTCTGATTTCGTCGGGGTCAAAGGCCCTTGGCGACACTTTGGCGTGGGTGCCTTACGTTGAGGAATTCAGGAAGCGGCATAACTGCCATGTCCTGTTTTCTTCCTGGTGGAACCATATCATCGACTATCCTGAGATTGAGTTCATATTGCCGGGAACCATGGCGGAAAACATCTACGCCTCCTACGAGGTAGGTTGTTTTGACTGCCAGCCCGACAAGCATCCCTTCGATTGGCGTACCGTGCCGCTTCAGAAGGTAGCATCAGACCAACTTGGCCTTGACTACAAACCCATACCGGCAAAGCTGAAATACACGCCCTATAGGCCCGCAGGCAATGGCCATGCCCCCAAGCCGTATATGTGCTTCTCCGAGTTTTCCACCATGCAGAACAAGATGTGGAACCGGGAGGGCGCCTGGCAGAACGTGATTGATTACGCGACTGCCCTTGGCTTTGACTGTGTGTCGATAAGCGTAGAGCAGACCGGTTTGAAGAACGTCATCTCTCATAATGGACAGCCGATCGAGCAGACGTTGGCCGATTTGAGCGGGTCGTTTTTCTATCTTGGCCTGAACCATGGGCCGTTGTGGTTGGCGTATAGCCTTGGCGTTCCTACCGTTCTCTTGACCGGAGTGAGCGAGCCGTTCAATGATCCCCCCGTTTTTGCTCGCATCCAGGTAGATTCGTGCCGAAAAGGTTGCTTCAATGATCCCTCTATCCCTATAGGCCGGTCTTGGGATTGGTGCCCGCGCAACAGAAACTTCGCCTGTACCCGCGATATTACCGAAGCCATGGTGATAGCGCAGATTGACAGGCTTTTAGGGATAGGAAAGTTCCAGAAAACATACATTCAGGAAGTTCAGGAGGCAAGACTATGATGGACGAGAAGATGAAACCAATGATGGATAAAATGATGAAGGAAATGAAGTCCATGATGAAAGACATGGAATCCATGATGAAGTCCTGCGAGGCCATGATGGGCAAGATGAACTCCATGATGAAAGACATGGGAAAGATGGAGGGGATGGAAAAAGAAGACGGCGAATATGACGAAGCCTTCGAGGAAGCTGCTATGCCGAAGAAGAAGATGGGAGGGATGTAAGATGCCGCTCAAATCAGGAAGCAGCGACGCCGTAATAAGTGAAAATATTTCCGAAATGATTAAGAGCGGACATCCGCACGATCAGGCCGTGGCCTCCTCAATGCGTAAGGCCGGAAGAAAACGGAAACGTAAATCCACGGGTAACTACGGGTTGGGTAAGAAGGGATAGGGATGGCTGTAACACCGACTACATGGAATCCGAGCGATAAACATGCCAACATTGTATTGAGCGGGGGGAACCTTGTTGCATCCCGAACAGAGGCTACTAATCAATGGGATGGCGTAAGAAGTATATTTGGTGCGTCTTCTGGAAAATATTATTGGGAAATAACCATTACAACCCAGCCAAGTTGGGGAACTTTTCGAGGTCAAAATTTTGGGGTGGGCACCATAGCTGCCCCTTTAAATGAACATAACGGAACCTACGATAATGGCTGGGCTTATGCTCGAACAGGGAGCATATACTATGTAACGAATAACATAGTAAACACTACGGGGGTGATAGGTTTTGCTCAGGGCAGCATAATAATGATTGCCCTTGATATGGATACAGGGAAGTTGTGGTGGGGAGTAGATGGGGTATGGATAAACGGTGGCGATCCCTCAGCGGGAACAGGAGCTCAGTATACCAACTTATCTGGAACTATCTATGCCTTATCAAATTTATATATTGGCAGCGACGGATGCGCTCAAACCGCAAACTTCGGCGCATCTGCCCTTGCTTATACCGTCCCCTCTGGTTTCCAATCAGGGTTCGGCCCTTTAGCTCAATGGACAATTACTGCTTCATCGGGTCTAAACGGCTCTATTTCTCCATCGGGAGCAGTGACGGTCGATGGCGGTGGCAATCAGGCTTTCACGATTGTCCCATCAACGGGCTACTATAACTCTGACGTGCTGGTTGACTCGGTTTCCGTAGGGCAGCAAAGTTCCTACACGTTTTCCAATGTCGCAGCCGATCATACTATCTCTGCCACCTTTGCACTCCCTGTATGGCCGGATTCTGGAGCAGTCCAGACAATCATCCATGGCATTGTCAATGATCCAGATCCGCCGGTTCATTTTACCGATACCATGATTCTGGCATGGACTAACGAGGCCGTGCATGACATAGCAAGCAAGACGGCGTGTATTGAAACTATTCTTCCTGTAACGACAACTTCTGGTTCACGGCTTGTCCCATTTGCGGGGCATAAGGTGCGATATGTCGAATACTTGCCCACTACTGGCAATAGGATCGGACTGCAAGCTATCACGTCTAAGAACTTAGGCCACCTACCATACAACAGCATTACGCCCCAATACTGGTTTCAGTGGGGAACGGACATTATAATTGATCCCAAACCGACAGCTACCTATAACCTCAATCTGTATGTTTCGCAGTGGCCGGATTACTTGATGAGCGATCTTGACGACGAACCGCTTGTTGATCTCGACTTTCAAATTCTCATTATTCCCTACGTGCTGTTTAAGACCTACCTGCGGGATAAGAAATTCAGGACGGCGGCTTTCTGCTACCAGATGTATGCGGCGGGGATAAACGAAATAAAGGCACGGCGTATCAAGCGGCAGAAAGACCATGTTGCCGTCATAAGCCTGCCAGAGATGGTGGCAAGGATAAAAGGAGGACAGAATTATAGCGTGGGTAATTTGCGATGAATATGCTCAAGAATGTGCTTCATCATATTAATGAATTCATTATGATTCATCCCATTTTTCATAAGGTTAATGTCATAATCAACCCACTGGAGATTTGCAATATCGTTTGTCCCCCCTTGGCAACTTGGCGTGATGTGGTCAATGCTGGCATTTTCTCCAATAATAAGTTCTTTGCCAGTATAGGCACATTTATATTCTTGGGATATGAGGAGATTTTTTATGAGTAGCCAATTATTTCTTGATCCCGCTCTATGTTTAGCTATGTTTTTGAACCAACACATTTCGCAAACAATCATTCTTTTTCCCATGGTGCCTGGGGCCGTCCCGCAAGACATACACAGGCCATTCTTTTTTAAGTTTGCTCGGCGTTTATCGTTATATGTTAGTTCACGTCTCCTGCATTTCTTACACTGTAAGGTTTTGCGTCCAGTGGATATATTTATATCATCGTCTTCAAGCGGGGCGCTGCATTGCCTACAAAGGTTATATTTTCGCCTTAAGAAATTTCTTGTTTTGGCTGATTCGTTACATTTGTTTTTACAAGCATTGCAAAATGTGATTGCCTGGTCTTCTTTTTCCCGCCCGCAATGTATGCAGAGATTTTTTGCAGCATTGCGGTCTCTCCATCGTTTGTTTCTTTCGCGAGAACTTAGCATGATTGTCTGTATATCATATAAATTAACAAAGTCAACCGTTAAGTTTAGGAGATGTGAAAATGTGGCCTGATTTAACCGACATGCAAACAGCATTACGGGATGTCCTGGGAGAACCTACCGCCCTAAAATGGACAGACGCCGAAATCAAACGGTTTCTCAACGATGGGCAACGACATGCCGCGATTCTGACGGGATGTTACGAAACCGAAGTCCTGATTACGACAACGGTTTCGT